AAGGTTAAAAAAGGTTTAAAAAGGTTTAAAAAGGTTAAAATTGAATTTAATAATTTTTATTTTATATTAAATAAATGACTCCGCAAATAATGACAGAAACGATACATTATATACCCGTTAAAAAAACTTGGTGCCAGGAATGCCAGGAATGCCAGGAACATAAACCTAAGGTTCCTTACACACATACTAAAAAAACTTATGATATGTGTTGCATTCAAACATCGAAAAATCGTACTAGTAACGATTACTGTTATCAATGTTATTCAGAAATATCAATGTGTTTTTGTCCGTGTGCTTTAACATTAGATATATTATGTTGTATCCCTATGATTTTTGGTTATTATACGGTTAACACTCCCAAAAAATAATTATAAATTTAATTAAAATTTAATTAAAATATATTTAAATTATAAATGCTCGCATATCATGAATATATATATTTAATTCACATTATATTTATTGCCCCACTTTTTATTTATGTTGGCTATATGAAAAACAAAACAAATATTACCTTATTTAATGTTATGTTAATATTAGGTATAGTTACATTTTTATATCATTTACATAAATTATATAAATCATTAATATAAAAATATAATATAATAGTATAATGACTATTTCAAATCATCAATTAATGCATATCGGTATTATAATCATATTTGTAATACTATTTATATATAATAATACATCAAAGCACCCATTAGAACCAATATCTTGGAATTTGTTATGTGTAATATTTGTATTACAAACTTCTATAAACATATATAGAACATACCAAAAAGAAAAAACACAACAATCAATTAATTAATAAATACGCCACTGGTTAATTTATGTTTAAGGCCCGGATCCATTTTTATTTTTCGAACTTGTGCCTCAATACGAGAATAATCTATGAGTGGTAGAATAGGCTCACACTGCCAAAAATAACGCTTGTAGTAAGTATCTATTTCATAGGTTTCAGGATAATAATCACCTATATTAGAGGATGCCATCATTAGACTTCTATATTGTGGTGGCAATAAATCCGAGCTACTTTTAGGAAGCACCGATAATAATTGAACGATTGGGTTATATGGTTTTGAGTCATTAAATTTTAGCTCATTTAGATTGATTGAATTCATGACATGTAAAATATCCATTATAGTCGGTGCATGTCTGTAATTATATTTCCATTTCCAACATTTACACCCCCTAAAATAATAATCAAATGTCCATTTTAGACCAGTAATATAATTCAGACAACATTCTTTCAAATCATCATCATCATAAATATTTAGAGCCTTATTGTAATATCTATGTTTCCAATTTTTAGTCCCAATATCAACATAATGCTCTTTTTCTTGATTCAAAATCGGATAATTATTCAATAAATCTAGTTTTTTAGCATATTCACTATCATATGGTCTTCTTAGTCTAAATTTTTGTCGTTTCTTAGACATTTTAAGTAATAGTTCCGATTCATAATTTTTCAGTTCATTCAAATACACTTTGACAAAATTCCAATTTATGTTATTTTTCGTTCGGTTAACCAAATTAGTTTCATAACTGCAATATAAGTCAATATATTTAGTGAGCAAAAACTCTAATCCATCGTCTCGCAAATCAAATGCTATCAAATGTGGTAGAAAATCATTACCTATTAAAAATGTTATAAAAATATAATCATCTAGCAAATTATTTAATTTGTCCACATCAAAGACTAATGTTGGATCCTTCACTAATATTTTCTCCTTAATATCTTTCACTACGAAATATTTTAAATTATCTATATCCAAATATAAAAACTTATTATAAATAGGTTTACCAAATGACATCGCCTCCCTTAACAAAAATATATGATTTTTCTGTGACACAAATGATAGCACAATCAAATCGGCATCAAGGCCATATACCACAATTTTACCGTCTAAAGTATGTGTCCTAATAAATTCTAATATTTTATGCTCACCTTCGCCAGCCGAATAAGCATCACTAAAATACACTTTAATATTTTCATATAATGTGTTAGTATTAAGTTCTGTTTTTATACCCATCGATAATTTATCCATAAACTCGGTTCCAGGCGAAATTGCATTGGTATTCCAATCAAATTGATTCAACTCTATTTTCTCCTGTTTTTTTATTTCATTCGTTTTAACCTTCTCATACACGGTTTTATACCTTCGTAACCGTTGTTGATTCATTTTAGCACATGGCGCAACACCGTCAATTGCTATATATAATAATTTAGGGTTACACATTTTAACCAAACTTTGAATATAAACTAACACTTCTGTTATCATCTTTTTTTCAACCGCCAATTTATTATTATTAGATGAAGAATGCTCTTCTAATATTTTCCGACAACATGGATGAATCGCACAATTTAAATCCAAAAATAAATTATTATCACTAATATTATCACTAATATTATCAACTATAATATTAGGATACTTTTCTGACAATTGTTTAAAATATAATGGTATTCCCATATTACTAATATATTAGTTAGATAACTTTAAATAAAAACTTTTTAAGAAAAAGTTTAGACAAAAACAATAAAAAGAAACTTTTAGAAAAAGTTTAGACAAAAATAACCTTTTTAGAAAATAATGTTTTGGTCTAAGCTTTTTGAAAAGCTTTTAGATGTTTTCTATTTCTACATCTCCTCCGCCATCATCACTATCACTAAATGTAGGTATACCACTCATATAATCTTCATCTTTTTTATTTTGTTTTTGTTTATTAGAATTATCATATTCTACATCATTTTCGTTATCATCGCCGTCATATTCAAAGTCTATATCACCAGTTCCCGATAATTCATTAATCGGTGGTAAATCAACATACCGTTTTAAATAACCCATTTGACTAGGTTGAAATTTATTTATAATATCAACTTTACTAGCATCAAAATCCCTCTCAGTCACAAGAACTATATCACCCAAATTAACAAATACACGCTTTCGCATCTTACCCCTAATGTTACCAATTTTACTATGTTTAGTCCATTCAATCACTAAATGAGTTTTTTCACACCGAGTAGGAACATAATAATCCAAATTTACTTGTCTATTACCTAATATTTTAGTTACATATCCGAAGAACTGGAATTCATCCGGTAAATCTATTTTTATATGGTCTTGCGTGGTATTTTTACCCCTTCGATGTTTTTTTCCACCTTTACCTTTGTTAGACATAGTTTAATAAAATATTGCTAAGTCTTTTTAAATAATTTTATAATCTTTATAATATTTATGGATAAACTTAAATCTATTATATTTATCCAATTAAGATATAAATTTATATTTAAAATTAGAACCCGAGTTGCTAAGGAATATGAAGACCTTCATACTCATATAAACAAAATTATGAATCGGAATGAAAGTAGTTTTCAACTCAAAATTATTTCTAATTATATCTATAATTCTGTGAATACAGAACTTTATAAATTAATTGAAAAATATGATACTATAAAATTAGAGGAAAATATATTTAAAAATATAGTTATTTTAGATAAACTTAAATTAGAACTTAAACATATTATTCAAAAAGTAGGAACTAATTCATTTAATGATATAATCAATTTCTATTATTTGGACGAAACCTTTAAAAATCCAGACTTTTTAGAACAATTGTATGTATTAAATAAATATTTCACACCAACCAAAGTGTTTCTTTATAATAAAAAAATAAAAGTTCACGAATACGATATTAGTAAATTAAAATCAACGAAACTATTATTGTTTAGTAAAATTAAGAATAAAAATATCAGCCTATTTGAATATATTAATGGCGCTATAATTTATTTAAAATATAATGATGATATTTTAATTATTACTGGCTATTTTAATAAAGATCCGTTAAATCTTATAAGAAATACAGGTATTCTAAAAAAGAAATATAATGAATTAGTTGAAACTATTAAACCTTTAACGATTGATAACAATTTTAAATATAATTATATAGAACAATTATCGTTATGTGATTTATTTATTTTATCAATCGATGATATATTAGATAAAATACAAGCAGATTATTTAAAAATAATTAATTATAAAAAGAATAATATATCCTATATTGTTAAAGATTTTTTAAATAAAAATAGTAACGAGCAATTAGAAATCATTGTGTTATTTTTACTGATTGAAAATAATGAGTTCCAATATATGGCTTATTTATTATATGATTTAATAAATAATGAATCGTATTTACTAAAATCACAACCATTATCAGAACAAATATTTAATAATTTACATTGGAGTCTTCAGAAAAATTTTAAGGGTCATGTAACTAAAATAGAAGAACATAAAAAAATGAATTTTAAAATAGAAGAAATACCATATGAAAAAAGAATCTATTTGATGAATTGTGATAATTTTATAAAACAAAAAGCAACCGATAAATATAACGAACTTATTAATAAATCAAATGAGAATTCATCTAAATCACAACAATATTTAGATTCTATACTAAAAATACCATTTAATGTTTATAAAAAAGAAGAAATATTAAATTTAAAGGATACATATGAACTGAAAATACGGAATACTGTAACTAATATTAAAAATAATAATATTAACATCTCAAATTTGCCAATTAAAAAAGAAATGTTATATAGTGAAATGGTCGATTGTATAAATAACCTTACAGAATTCAATAATTTAAATAATAATAGCATTGATCTATTTATTAAAAAAAATAAAAACAGCGAATTAAAATCTATAATTGATTCTATAAATAATAGTCAAAGCATTATACACTATAAAAATAAGGGGAATAAAAAAGAATATTTAGAAATATTTCATGATTTTTTCAATAATAATGTCATTGATTCAAACATTAAATCTAAATTTTACACAATTATTAATATTAAACTAAACCCAATAAATAATAAAATCAATACACTAATTAATGAATGGGCTATATTTAAACAAAAAAGAAAAGACTATATTGTAAATATTGATAAATGTCTAAATAATGCTATTTATAGCCAAAATGATGCAAAGACCGAAATTAAACGAATCATCGGACAATGGATAAATGGTAAAATGACGGGGTATTGTCTTGGATTCGAAGGCCCTCCTGGAATTGGTAAAACATCATTAGCAAAACAAGGTATAGCAAAATGTTTAATAGATGATAAAGGAAATTCAAGACCTTTTTCGTTTATAGCTATTGGAGGTTCAAGTAATGGTTCACTTTTAGAAGGGCATAATTATACATATGTTGGGGCAAATTATGGGAAGATTATTGAAATATTGATTGAAACCCAGTGCATGAATCCGATTATTTATATTGATGAATTGGATAAAATTAGTAATACCGAAAATGGAAAAGAACTCGTTGGGATTTTAACGCATATGACCGATTCTTCGCAAAACGAACATTTCAACGATAAATATTTTTCGGGCATAAATTTCGATTTATCAAAAGTCCTTTTTATTTTTTCGTACAACGATTATAGTAAAATAGACCCTATTCTAGCTGATAGAATACATCGAATAAAATTTAACTATCTACAAACACACGAAAAAATTAATATTATGCAAAACTATATTATCCCGGAACTTCTAAACACCGTCGGATATTCAAACGATTCTATAAAATTTAGCGATGAAGTTATTGAATATATTATAACCAATTATACATATGAAGCGGGGGTTCGGAAAATAAAAGAAAAAGTATACGAAATAATACGAGAAATAAATTTAGAAGAGATTATGGATAATTCTAAGAACACTAAGAACACTAAGAATATATCAATCGAATTTGTAAAAAAAATATTCGCTAATAAATCCCAACATAATCATAAAAAAATATATAATGAAGATTTAGTTGGCATCGTAAATGGATTATATGCTACATCATTAGGATTGGGAGGTATTATAGAAATTCAGGTAACGAACACTTACAGCGACACCAAGATGAGTATCACAATCACCGGTCAACAAGGCGACGTTATGAAAGAGAGTGTGCAATGTGCTAAAACTATTGCTTGGAATATGTTGCCGGACGAAATTAAACATAAAATAAAAGAAAATAAAACATTCGGAGGCCTACATTTACATTGTCCCGAAGCAGCAACACCTAAAGATGGCCCTTCGGCGGGGGGTGCTATAACATTAGCGATTATATCTCTATTAACTAATATAAAAGTTAAACAAACAATCGGATTAACCGGTGAAATTGATTTAAAAGGTAATATTAGTAAAATTGGTGGGTTAGATTTAAAAATAGAAGGTGGAAAAGCCGCTGGATTAAAAACAATATTAATCCCCGAAGAAAATAGAATTGATTATGATATAATAAAATTGGAAAAACCTAATATATTAGAAAATATAGAGATTATTTTTGTTAAAACAATCGACCAGATAATATCATTAGCATTACACACGAATGATATTAGTTTTAATTTATAATCATACTATAATTGTTCTTTAACATGCTTGTATATATTTATATCTTCATCCATAACTTGATCTAAAATATGGTCGCTATTATTAAATTCGTTAACACATTTATATTCCCTAAATTCTTCATTATCACCACTAATATCCTTATACATATTATTTAAAAAATCTGTATTAGAACCATTGGTTGTAATCACTATTTTATTGGATTTATAACTTATACCTTGACTATTAACCGCACTTAATTCTATATCATATGACGTTTGATTCTTTAAATTTGCTATGGTATATTCGCATATATCGCAATTATTATGTTTTATTGTAATTACGTTATGTGATTGATATTTAGTTAATGATTCCTTTACTTCTAATAAATAATGGGTTATTTTAGACATATTATTATATGGTTTTTTCCATTCAATAACAATCGAACTACTATTAGGGTCTGAATTATCGGTTACACCCGGAAACCCTCGTATAAATGGTGATTCAGGCTCCTTCATATCTATTTTTATATTTTTTAGCCACGGACACATCTTGTTTTTATCGGTATCACTCCATTTATCGTAATCAGGTGTATTGCATTCAATACACATTTCTTGACATTGTTTTATATTACATCTATATTCAGGCATAGCACATTCTTTTATACAACGGTCGGCATTATCATTTCCTAAACTATTCCATTTACCAACATCTGTATCTTGTAAATCTTTTATGTTAAATCTACATTTATATTTTCCACAATAAAAATGTTTACATATTTCTTCTAAACTTAAGGTCTCTGGATTAAATTCCTTCACTCTTCCTATATATCTATTATTATTACCATTACTAATACCGTTAAATTCATAATTTGATATGTTAACGGTAGTTGATGTCGGTTGGATGTATGTTGCTGTTTGATATGGATTATATTGATAACTCAATTTAATTTCGTTTTTATTTATTGTAATTAAAAACCATCCTAAATTTTCGACATTTTCTAAATCTAAATTATTAAGTTCCAGATTAATTAGTTTATTATTATTATTAGTCATAGTAACTGTATATCGTTCATCCATCTGTTTTATTGTTTTAAAATTATATGTATCATGTCCATTTATAGTTAAGACATTATCAACACTAGAACCACTACCGCTAAAACCACTACCACTTTGAAACCCTTCACACCCTTCACACCCTTCACTATAATTTACGAAATTATCGACCGATTTAACAGACTCAACAAAACCACTAAATAATATATTAAGACTAAGTATTTCTGTGATTATAATGTATAGTATTTCATTTTTTATTTCTAATGTTAGTTTATGGTTGTTTTTTCCTGCTGTTAAAATATGATTTCCGTTCAAAAATAAATTAATACTTTCAAATGTAAAATTAAAATCAAACCAATGTTGTTCTTTAATCACAATCACAGAAATACTTAGTCTTAATATATTATTTATTATTTTTATTTCAAATTTTATATCGTTGAATTCTTGATTGTCCGAATTAAATGTTATAGAAAAAGTTCTTTTTTCTATAGTGTTTAATTTAGCACGGTATTCAAAGTCAGTTGACACCTCATCCATAAATCCAAATAACACTTTTACCACCGTGTTACCGGTTGTCGTAGTAACGGCACCCGTAGTAACGGCACCCGTAGTAACGGCACCCGTAGTAACGGCACCCGTAGTAACGGCACCCGTAGTAACGGCACCCGTAGTAACGGCACCCGTAGTAACGGCACCCGTAGTAACGGCAGCCGGAGTAGTGTCCGTAACAGCCGGAGTAGTGCCCGTAACCCCGGCACCCCCGGATCCCTGGTGGTTTTGTTGATACACTAAATAAAAGCCAAGTGTAAGCGAATCATTATTTTTAGGTGTGTTTGTAAAAGTTGAATCAACTTTATCAAATTTATAAAATAATATTTTTGGATCAAATTCAACATTAAAATTTTCGGTATATTGTTCGACACTATAATTCTTAGTCTCCCAAAAACCTTGTTTATCAATATCTATGTTGATTCCTTTTTCAATATTATTTGAAACTAAGGCGAATTTTTCTCTCATTTTAAAACTAAAATATAATAATGTAATAATTAGTATAAAGCAAATTATTATTTTCATTACTAATATAAAATAAAATAAAATAATATAAATAATATTATTACAAATAAGTACCATATTACGTTCCCTCCTCTGTAATACCACAAAAATTATCATTCGAATAATTGCCAACTTCATATTGGCTCACATCTTCTATTTTATTTAGAATATCAGTATTGATATTTTTTCGTTTTGTTTTAAATTTTAATTCGTTGGATGATTTTCCAACACCGCTATTATTATAAGCTTTTACAACTAAACTATAATCTTCTTCAGGTATTAAATTCGATATTACATATTCACAATATTTACTACATAAACCACTCGTTATTTTGTCAATTTTTAATCCTTCGTTCTGTTTGTATGTTTTATATACTAATGAAAAATATCCATTTATAGGAGAATTACCAGGATTAGGAGGTTCCCATCTAATTTTTACTTTAGTTCCATCATAGGAGGTCCTTTGTAAACTTATTTTTGGAGGAAATGGTTTACCCGAGCCATCGTCATGTTCATCTGAAAATGTATTGTTTTTAATCCAATAACAATTAGAACCACACTCCCAACATTGTTTTTTACAATAATTAATGTCACATTCATTTTCTGGATTAATACATTTAGTCATACAATCTATAGCATGCCGTGATACATTGGTTCCAGAATCAAAATTACAAATAGGTAAATCTTTACATTCATCATCACAATCTTCTTTAGAACAATTATCATTTTTACATTGATTTTCGCATTCAGATTTAATACTATTTCTACCTCTAAATTCACACATTTTATTTTGTGAATCGTAAAATGTAAATCCACCCATATATCCATCAAAGAACTCTCTGTCAACGTCGGTCGCTGCTAATGATTTATTTCCACCGAAATATAAGTAACTTAATTTATTATATTCGCACAAGTTTTTACCCATAATCGATTTACACGTACCACTTAAACAATTGTTGGCATTACAATCATATATGCTTTTATCACCCTCATAAAATGAATACGTTTTTGATTCTCCATTAATGTAAATTTTAATTTCACCCTCCTTAACTATAATTTTAAATGTATATAGTTCATCAATATCAGTTAATGAAATACCAAGTGGTTTAGAATCTAAATTGTTTATGAATAATGTAAATTGTCCGGTGTCATCATCAATATAGATGTTCCAAAGGTTTAAGCCTGATACTATCATTTGGTTATTATTAGATGTAGATGCTATAACACTAAATTTAAAACTTACATTTAAATTATCGATATCAGACACTTCAATATAGCTTGATTTGGAATTATCGAAAGTATACATTGGTTTGTTCAATTTCTTATAACATTTAGTGGGTTCACATTGGTCACATCGACCATAATCGTCACCACAAATTTCATTTTTATTACATTGTGAATTAAGTGTGCATTGTTTGTCGGTCTCTATATAAGGAAATTGATTCCCATCATTTGAAATATTGTACAACGTCAGTTGTTTGTTAAAATTCACATTTATAATCTGACTCTCTGCTTCTACCGTCTCTGCTGCTGAAGCTTGTGTCGTATCAGATGCTGAAGCTTGTGTCCTATCAGATGAAGCTTCTACCGTCTCTGCTGCTGAAGCTTGTGTCGTCTCTACTGTTGAAGCTTCTACCGTCTCTGCTGCTGAAGCTTGTGTCGTCTCTGCTGCTGAAGCTTGTGTCGTCTCTGCTGCTGAAGCTTGTGTCGTCTCTGCTGAAGCTTGTGTCCTATCAGATGCTGAAGCTTGTGTCGTCTCTGCTGCTGAAGCTTGTGTCGTCTCTGCTGAAGCTTGTGTCGTCTCTGCTGCTGAAGCTTGTGTCGTCTCTGCTGCTGAAGCTTGTGTCGCAAACGTTTCTTTAATATTGTAGTTTAAGTATATTAAACTAATTAATACTATAAAAAAAATTATATATTTCATTATATATAATAGAATAATTTATTTTTTATGACATTTAAATATATAAGTACATAAATATTTTAAAATGATAGCACTAAATAATATTAAAATAATTAATATGTATATTATATTATCAGATAAAGTCAATTTCATATAAAATATAGTATGTTTTATTTATACATTTTGACATTTATTTTGTTCTTGTTCTTGTTCTTGTTCTCTCGTTTCTTTAATATCCTTAATATTTTGTAGAGAACCTGATAAATAATTTATTTTATTTTTAAGAATATTAATAATAAATAGTTGTTTAATTTTTTTAGAATTTAATAAAAGTTTTAATTCATGATTATATTTTGTATAATTGTTATTATCAATAACCGGTAATTCAGTACCCGAAGAATCATTAACATCGGGGGAATCGCTTGCTAAAATATTTAAATATTCATTTAATATATGACTATTTAAATCAACTTCCGAATCTGTTAATTTTAATTCGTGTTTAAAATCATTTACAGATTTTTCAATATTATCTAAATTTTTTAGATTTAAATCTTTGGGATCGAAATCTGTAAATGATTCTGACCTCAAATAAGATATAATTAATATTATAATAACTATTAAAATAAGTATTATTATCATTAATATTTATATATAAAATAATTTTTCTATTATGAAATGTGGAATTAAATATAGTACCACATTTAAATTTAACATTGATAGAAGAACCGCTAAAATTAATAATAGTAACGAGAGGGTTCTTATATTTTTAGTAAACATATTATTATACAATAACCCCCCCCTAATAATAATAAATCCCACCAACCACCATGATAATATATTACCTAATTTACACACTTTAGAACCAGGTTTATCTGATTTACCGATTGGATGATATAATAAATCACTATTAAAATAGGTGAATGGGTGTGCTAAACTGTATTTTGTTTTAAAATAATTTAAAACGTAAATAATATAAATACTATGAATTATAGGAAGAAGCATATAGTATTATAAAAGATTATCTAATTGTTCCATTGTTAAATTATTAATAATAATGTTATCTATATTAGTTTCGGGTTTCACCGTTTTAAAACCAGCATCAGATTTAGAATCAGAATTATTACTATTAGTCTTACAAAGAGAACATTTTTCACACAAATTATTACATCTTACGATATCACCTGTAAGTCTAGTTTTTTTACCACAAATGACTCCCTGTTTTGAATCGTAACATTGACATTTACTACATTCATATTGAGTTCCACCAACACCACCACCACTTGTATCATTTACATAATTAGTTGGTTTTGTAGTGTTTTGATTATTTTTTGTATCATTCGGCCATTTTTGACATTTCTTACAGTTATGACACTTCCAATTTTCAGAACATCCAAATATAGCACCACCTATATCTTTTCCACAAAAATTAGTTCCGTCTAATTTTTTCATACACCCACATCTATAACATATATCTTTTGGACTAACACCGTTATAAGCACTATAATCTTTAAGTCCCGTTTTCTTTTTATCGGATGGTAAATTAGACTTATTGTAATCTGGATATAAATCTTCAAATCTAAAATCAGCATTATATTTATCTATATATTTACTAAACGCCTTTTTATCGTCTTCTACATTTTTAATCATATCATTAGTTATATCATTAGTTATATCATTAGTAGTTACTGATTCGGTTTTTTTATAATCAGAACCATAATCAATTATTTTAGATTCAATCAAATTTAAATATAACCAAAATAGAACTATAAATAGTTCAATAAATACGGTTATTTGCATAACATACGAATATTCCATTTTATTTATTAGGTAAAAGTAGCAGGTGTATAATATAACAATGATTATAACTATAATTTCAATGAATTTCTTTAATAAATTTAAATTATAGTTATAGTCATTATTATCTTCGTCGTTATCGTCATTTATTTTAATCTTATCTGAGATATACAACACTAAATAAATTTGAATTACTAACAATATTCCTAGTGTTATTAAAATAGTTAACATAATATATTAAAATATAAAAATATAAAAGTAAATAGATTTATAATGAATTTATAAACTCATTTACTTTATTGTCTAATACAACATCGCTTTCATACTTGTTACCATCTAAATCTAACCGTTCTTTAATAGATTGTATCGTTTTCTTAAGCGATTTTTGTTTTTCATCTGAATTCATCGTTTTTACACCCCTGCTACTTACATACATCATAAATATAATTATAATACCAACAATCCCTACAACTAACCATGAATAAAAATTATTCTTCTTGTTACTCTTCCGGTTCATAGCAATATTTAAAAAGACTGGAACTAAACACCCAATAGCTATAAATATTGCTTCCAAAAATGGCATATAACTATTTAAATTTTTAAGCAAAAAATGTTCATCAACACTATCATCACCGGTAAGAGAACCATCGTAACCCGTACTATATATAAATAAATTGATTAACCCCGCTCCAAGTATAGCACCTATAAAATCAGAAAATGTATTACCCAACATCGATTTCGAACCGTCAATAATATCATATTTATCTTTTATATTATCAACGTATTCATCGGTTATAAATCTATCTTTTAATATTTCACTTGGAACATTTAATTTAGAGCAATTAAATTTAGTGATACTATTACTCAAATCTTTTAATCGTTTATCTTTTCCAATAATATCTTCAAATCTTAGAACCTGATTTATAATTCTACGCCAATTTCCAGAAGACCATTCATTCACTATTTTAAGATTTTCTCTAATATTTTGTTTATGTTTTAAAAAACGCGTATCAGTAGAGAATGGAGACAAAAATGCCTGAAGAAATGTGTCATCAAGGGCTTCTGTACCGAGTTTCATCCCAAAATTATCAAGAAAGCCAAATACAATCGAACTAACACCTAATGCCATAAATACACCAATTAGAGAGAACTTTTTACCTTTTATATAATTTATTAGTTTCTCTTTACTAAGGACATAAATATTAAATATTGCAAGTATTACAGCCACTATTAATAAGAAAAATATCCCCGTATATTTATCGGTACCCGAATCTTGACCAGATGTTATTATAATTGATACAAAATAACACGCTAAAAAAAAACTAATCATTGTTACTAGGGGTAAGATAAATTTATTTAGTAACACATTATCCTTATATTTTCTACTAAATGTTTGTATATTAAACAAACTAGCAACAAACGATACTAATAAAATAAAAATAATAATATAATTTTTAACTCGTTGACCCATATAATTATTATAAATATATTAATTCTATAATTCTATAATTCGATATCAGGCATCGGAATATCAACAACATTATCACCCTTAATATCGTTGCTTGAAAAGTTAATGCCTACGTTTTTAGAACAATAATCGTCCCCATGCCAATTATCCATATCATCTAATTCTACTTCTTCATCACCATAAACATCAATCAATTTACTTTCATCAATTAATATATTACTATCACCAGTGCCACATGGTGGTATTTGACCCATCATAATATTCGATGAAACACCGGTTAAGTTATCAACTTCACCAAATATAGAAGCCTTAAAAAGTTGATCTGTGGTTTCTTCAAAACTACATTTTGCTAATGGCCCAATATTACCACGATTAATACCAAATCTATCAATCGACATCAAATTACCCCGATTGGTCATTGTATCAACAAGTAATGATATATGTCTATAATTTACAAATTCACCACTTGATTCGATAACATCGGTTATTTCATCTAATAATAATTTCCGCGCCGCCTCGATACCTAATAATTCATACACTTCATATATATCATTTGATATAGTTCGTTTATAATCAATATTAGGATAGTTTAATATAGCTAACAGATTAAGTCCACTCGCATTTAATACCCATTCCTCTTTTTGCACATATGAATTATTCTCTAATTCATAGTTATTTTTATTTTTATACATTGAAACAGATGTAATGTCCTTTATACCCTTTATAACTATATTTTCACGAATATCATTCGCCATTTGTTTTAATATATTAATATCATTTCCTGAATTTTTTTTCACTTTATTTAATCTTATTCTAAATATTAATTTGCTGGAATTATCATCATTATATTTACATGATATTTCATCACCGTAAATACTATTTATATTATAATAAATATCTTCCATAGTAATATTTTTATTCATCATTTCCTGCTTATCAAACTCAATTCTAATAATCATTTTTGATTGTGTCGATTTTTCGACACATTCAGAATTCATTTTACTAAAAATATCATAAATTCGTAATAAATCTTGGTCGTCATCGATATTATTATCATCTGGATCATAATAAATATTAATTGTTTTAATTAAATCTTTAGCCGATGTTAATTCAATTGTATTTAAAATATCATTAGCCGCACTTTTATCATATTTACAACTTTTATCTAAATAAATAGTTGTTGTTGGCGATTTCTGATTTTTTGATATATGTAATAATTCTTTTAATCTTGGAACACCCCTCGTAACATTGGATTTACTAGATACACCCGCAAAATGGAATGTATTTAATGTCATTTGTGTAGCTGGTTCACCTATACTTTGAGCAGCAATAGGTCCAACCATATCACTAACATCTATTTTTGAACTATTATATTGCGTTTTTATATTTTCGATTAAATAATCAAAAGCCAATTTATTTAATTTAAATTTTTTCAATATTTTTTTAGGTGATAAATAATCATATACTAAACAAATGAATAAATCGACCCCATTAGGCGTATCTTTTCTTAAATAACTCTCTAATTCATAAATCTTTTCAATAATATAGGTTGGATTTAAATTTAGTTGTAATGTATTTAATGAAAATGTATTTTTTACACTATTTATTAATCGATATAAATTAACCGGAAATCTAATTAATCCATTTGAACTATTTTTAAACACATAATTTCTTAGAAAATGATATTTATTAAATAATTTAGTGTAGTATGCATTCAGTTTTGTATTATATTCTTTATCCATCTTAATTTCTTTAACCACCGATTTAATTAGATAATTTTCATATTTTTCATTGACACTAAATTTAAAGATATCTTCCATTTTTTCATATGAATTATTCAATAAATCCGTCGTTTGATTAATAATTTTGACATAATCCATCCCATCTTCCCCATAAATGAATTGAATCACGTTTCCATAAGCATTTCTAACAGATAAATCATAGTAAACTTTTAAATCTTCCATCGCCTTTATTAATTTACGTTGAATATAACCGGTTTCACTCGTCTTAACCGCCGTATCAATTAGGCCTTCCCTACCACCCATCGCATGAAAGAAGAACTCGTGTGGCTTTAAACCTTGAATAAATGATGATTCGACAAACCCTTTACTTTCAGGACTAATATCATATTTTGAGAAATTCGGCAATGTTCTATCATTATAACTGCTTGGAATTCGTTTACCATCTACATTCTGCTGACCTAAACATGCTATCATCTGAGCAATATTAATAATTTTACCTTTTGAACCAGCGGCAACCATATTTGTCATCCGATTCGTCGAGCTTAAACTTTTTAATCCCACTTTACCAGCTTCAGAAATAGCTTTATTAAGTAAATTATTCACCTTTTTCTCAAATTCGGCTTCCTTAGAATCAGAAACCGTATTTTCGAAAATCTGTTTATGGACATGTGTATTTAACTTAGACACTTGCTTTTTAGTATTACCAATAATTTTATTTATTTGGTCATCGGTTTCTTTATTAGCTACTAAATCACCAATGCCAACACTAAATCCAGTTAACAACAGGAATCTAGTAATAATATTCTGTAAATCATCCAATACTTGTTTGCAGACTTTATACCCATAATCATTAAAGATAATATGAATTAGTCCCCTAGTCCCACTATTCATAATCTTAGAATCAATTCGACCCTGAAGAAGTTGTCCATCCTTAATTATTACATGATTTAACTTATCATCTTCGAGTGTTTCATCATGAGAATTATTTTTCATTTCCATATTTAATGTTTTAGGAAGCACAATCGAAATAAGTTGGCGACCACTCCACCTTATATATGGTTCCTTTTTATCTGGTTCTGGTAGGACACCATCAAATAAAGGAATATAAATCAATATGTTCATCATTTCTTCGCGATTTATATAGACATCATTATTTGTCATTCGATTTATTCCAAGCAACGAATCCTGAACCAACGAAATAACCGGTTTATGTTCTCGAGGAGAAATTATTTGTAGTGGCACTAACGTTAAATGCATTAATTCTGCCTTAGTTTGAACCGATTGTGGCACATGCATGTTCATTTCATCCCCATCAAAATCAGCATTATAAGGCTTAGTAACACTCACATTTAATCTAAATGTATTAAAATCCATTACTTTAACACGATGACCCATCATACTCATTTTATGAAGCGATGGCTGACGATTAAATAGAACAACATCATCATCGTCTAAATGTCTATGAACAATATCGCCCTCATTTAATATAATATTATATACATCTACATATTGTAATGATGTAGTTTTACCATCAAGTTTCTTTTTAATACTTTTAGCACCAGGATGTTTAAATGGTCCATTTCTAACATATTTATAGAGTTTATCTTTATTATACGATGTTACTATATCGGGATATGTTAAATTCATAGCAATCTTCTTAGGAACACCCAGCTGATCAATCTCAATATTTGGATCCGGGGTGATAACACTACGAGCGGAATAATCGACTCTTTTACCCATTAAATTACCCCTAATACGACCTTCTTTACCCTTTAATCGTTGCTTTAATGTTTTCAATGAACGACCCGACCGATGTGTTGACGCATTTATACCAGGTAAATCGTTATCAACTAATGTAGCAACATGGTATTGTAAAACTTGTGACCATTCATCTACTGTATTTTCTAGTGATTTTTCATTTTCAATCTTTCTCTTAAGATGATTGTTAGTTTTAATAATATCAATTAATTTATGCGTAATATCATCTTCACTCCTAAGACCCCCACTTTGTCTAACAGATGGTCTTACTGATGGTGGACAAACCGGAAGAATAGAACAAATTAACCAATCAGGTCTACACCATTTAGAAGATAACCCAATTGCCTCACAATCTTCATTTGTAATACGTCTAAATATTTTTTGAATAAATTCGGCGGTAAGCAATTGCTTATTATCATTTTCAATAGTATCATCTAATGATTTATCTTTCCATTCAGCATATATTTTAGAAAGCCCATCTTTAATATATTTAGATGGTTGTAGGGCCCCACAACCATTTTCACAAGATGTTCCGCAGATTTTAACTTTAGAACATTTGTCCACAACTAAATTAAATAACTTTTTCTTATTTGTAATATTTAACTCAATATCATTCGTATCTATAAGTATATTTGAACACCTTACACATATACATTTAAGAATTTTAATGATAATCTGTATAAATTGGATGTGAAATACTGGTCTAGCTAATTCTATATGACCAAAATATCCCGGGCAAAATCTGTTGTCGAGATTATCTGTCGGACAAATCTTACCATGTTCGATTACACCCATCCGACTATCAAATAAACCACCTATAACAGGCTCTCCATGACTATCATATAATACCGTTTGTGTTACATGTACCACAGACCTATTGATTATTTCTTCAGGGCTAAGAACCCCAAATTGAACTCCTTTAATTTCTTTGATATTTTCGGTGTAATCCAATTGATTATAAAGAGAAGACATTTATTATATATATATATATTTTTTAAGTTAATTTTTAATTTATTTCAATTTTTTATAAATACTTAAAAATTTATTCATTAAATATTAATAATGAATTATATTTTAGGATTTTTATCTTTAATTCCATTATATTATTATAGAACACATGTTATTTATTATTTTATTTTATTTTATGATAAATTGTTGACCTATAAACAAAAAAAAATTACGTGCACTGGAATAAATAATAACACTATGGTTAAATTCAACTATAGTTTAGATAATGAATACTTAAAATATGATATAATTTTAGTTAATTTTAACATTAATAATAAACCTAAAAGATTAATATATAATTCAAATGTAGATTTTTCATTACTAAATACAATGTCAGATTATAACAGTTCTATAATATTAGCTACAATCGATTTATATGATGGTATTAGTTGTATTAAAACCGAAATAGATATAACGTCTGAATTAAATGAATTTATACTTTATAATTGTAGTATAAAGCTTAATAATAATAAATTAAGTAAATTAATGTGGATTTCCATAATAAATGAAAAATATTATACACATTACCCGACGGACTTAAATATTGTATACTCCTTAATGAAAGTTGATATTTCTACTATAAGAGCCAATGAAATTGATATTTTAGTAACAAATGGCGACCTTAATTTGTTATAAATGTGATGGTTTATTATTCTGCTAATATAGGGATTGTTATTGTTCCGGATTCTATTAATGTCTTAATAAAATCAATTTGGTTTAATTCATTTATTTTGGCTTTTAACTATTGTATAGTGTTAACATGAAGCGGATCAATTAATGTGTTTATTTCTGTGTCTTATTATATTTTATTAAAATAATTGACCATCCTTACCCACTAATTCAGATGATTCGGGGTCATAAATTTTTTTATTATTTGTCATATAGTATGTTTTTCCACGAATCATCAATTCTTCAACATCAAGTTCTTCGTTTGTGTTGGAATTATTAGCATTATTATTAGCATTATTATTAGCATTATTATTAGCATTATTAGCATTATTATTAGCATTATTATTAGCATTATTATTAGCATTATTCTTAGCATTATTATTAGCATTATTCTTAACATTATTCTTAGCATTATTTTCATTTGTTGAGTTATAAACAGTCTTATTAGATTTAAATTTAGTATTAGTATTAGTATTAGTCTTAGGCTTAGTCTTAGTCTTAGTCTTAGACTTATCTTTATGACTATCTTTATGACTATCTTTAATCCATGACGCGAGACCACTAGTGGTTTTAGATGTAGGTGTTTCGATAAGTTCTGAACCAATACGAAGAGAATATGCTCTCGAGGTTTTAGTTATTCCACTACAATGACCATATCGGTTTGCCACATTAATTGCTTCATCGAAACTTTTAAAATTTAATGCCTTTCCATCCGTTCCCTTAGCAGTTCCAAGTATATATTTCATTTTAGCTGGACCCGACCAACCAGTGGGCGATGATGAATATTCATTAATATTATAAGCTTTAGATTTAGCTTTAACTTTAGGTTTAGATTTAGACATTTTAATCATTAGTTTAGCAACATTAAGTTTATTTTTTTTAGAATTTGTTTTTAAATTTGTTAGAATTTTACCGGCTTTAATTACATTGTTTGTTGGCCTATTAGACCCTCCATATAAATTATTTTTGATTGAACGCATTATAATATAATATAATATAATATTTTTATACTTAAAATTATATTAAAGTATATAATTAGTATGACTGAATCATTAGATAAATCTGAACATAAATTAAATGAAAAATGGAATGTATGGTTTCATGATCCATTAGATAACAATTGGAAATTGGACAGTTATAAGAAAATATATTCAATTGAAACAATCGAGCAATTTTGGGGGTTATATTCATTTCTCGATAACAAACTGGTTGAAAATTCTATGTTATTTGTGATGCGGGAAAATATAGACCCGCTGTGGGAACATATCGAAAATGTAAACGGAGGGTGTTGGTCGTTAAAGATTCCAAAAGGAAATATTAATGAATTATGGAAAAATGTTTCAATGTCTTTATTGGGTGAAAACATTTCAAATAGTGAAGACGTAAATATTAATGGAATCTCAATTAGTCCAAAAAAGAATTTTTGTATCATTAAACTATGGACAAATAAAAATAAAAATGATATTAAAACATTAAAACCGATAAAAGATATTTCATATAATGGGATTATTTTCAAATCGCATCATATAAATACATAATAATTATTAAAATTATTCATTATCTACTTTTGGGGCAAGACATAATTTAATTTCTCCTAATGATGCCACCGTATATTTAATAATTAGTGGATAATCATTTTTCAAAAATAATTCTATAGTATTACACAAATTAGTACATTTACTAAAGAGCACTAAATGTTTTAATGCAAAAACTCCTTGAACTATTTCATCAGGGTTATGATTTTTTAGGAATGTTAATCCTGTATTAGCTTCTCCGATACATGTTTCTTGAGACGCAAAATGTCCTTTACAATTGAAAATAAGCTGATTGTCTAAACTTTTTATTTCAATATTATCAGCTAAATTATGCATATCTCTACATATTTTTTGGAAATCAATCGATGGCATAGTAATTACAGAATCAAATGTAGTGGGTGGAATTTGAATATTATCTTCGTGTAAATCCATTAGATTAAGTTTGTAATTTGTAATAGAATTCTTTTCGCTATTTTCTATTCGTATACACAAAACACTTTCATTATCTTCTTCTAAAAATAAGGTTAACGAGTCATTATTTCCCATTGTTTTAATTAATTTAAACAAATTTAACATATTAACACCTAATACTCGTTTCTTTTTACAAACAAAATGTTCAAAATTTTCACTATTCAATTTAAGATGAACTAGAACTGTATGCGAAGAATCCATCGCAATAATCTTAATACCACTCTCATCAAATTCAAAATTGGCATCGGTAAGTATTTCTTTAAGTGCTTCTATTAATACTCGAAAAGCCGATGATTGAACGGTTTTTATTTCAATTAAATTCGTCATCTATTTATAATTAGATTTCCTATTGTTTCCTTTAAATACATATTTTAATATATTTTTAATAAATTTAAACAATGTAATCAACTTCTAGAAGAATCGACCCGGCAACAACAATACAAATTAACCCTCCCATAATTTTCATTATAATTTTTTTTTCATCTATTTTATCGTTCGCTTTTTTTAAAAAAACAATAGCTCCTATAAGTAATATTACAATAATTATATATAATCCAACTTGTTTTGTGTATTTAGATGGGTTAAATTTTATAGTATTTTTTTTATCTGGACTATGGTCTATTTCTAATAAATTATTTGATAAAAAACTCGGTAATATATTAATAAATTTATCTCTAAATAAAATTAATACAGGTATAACCATAATAAATAGGAAAAATATTATAGCAAAAAAATCTGGTCCTAGAACACCTACTAATAACACAAATCCTATTATTACTAGGATAAATACTGTAAACATAGTGTAAGATTTAATTTTATATTTTGGAGGCTGAACTAATGTTTCGGATACTTTACTCATTATTATTTATTTATATTTTATTTAGACTAATATATTAAGAATCAAATAAATTACAAAGAAAATAACTGTTGCTAAATATAAATAATATGCTTTATCAATTTTAACTACTTTTAATAACACATTTTTAGTATCCACGTGGGCCAACAAATAAAATAAACATGAAAATAATAAGGATTTTAATAGTAGTTTCATATTACAATTTCTAGATATAGAATTTCTATTATTTCCCGAAAACCCTTCAATTCTATTTCTATTTCCTACAAATGGTTCGGTTTCATCAGATGTGTCTGGTTCTTCTTCCGATTCTTCTTCTGATTCTTCTTCTGATTCGCCGACTTCGTCTGAACCGTCTGTATCTTTGCTAGCTGTGTTATCTTTGCTAGCTGTGTTAGCTTTGCTATCTTTGTTATCTTTTGTAGCCTGTGTTGTAGATTCGGATTCTTCGCATTCTTTTACGGAGTCTTGATCCAATATATATGTAATCGTTAAAGATTCATAATTTATTGGAATTTGCGCATCATCGGAATCCTTAACTTTTTCTAATACATCTTTATCAACCTTTAATTTAGTTAAAAAATCTTCCATTGTCAGTTCATCTTTCTCTTTAAGTTTATCAAATATTGGCTTAAAATTACCAATATCACTATTTTCAGGATTAAGAATATAAATATAACACATTTCATCTTCACTCGAATCTTCGTCACCGTCTTCTTTGGGAAGAATGACTTTAACTGTTAAATTACCCTCATCATCTAATTCTTTAAATTCATATTTAAAAGTGGCGTCTTTACCATCCTCATTTTCGACTTTTATATTATTTTCAAAACCTTCGTAGTATAGTGGAGCGCCAAAATTAGAAAATAACATTATAAATTAGACATAGAAAAGAATTACATATTAAATAGTTTAATTGAACTATTTTAATAAATTTTTTAATTGAAATATTTTAATATATCTATTTAATGGCTATTAAAATACTAGTTTTATTAATAATAATTATTTTATTTATATTTTATAGAATACATTTAACTAAAAAAGAAAATTTCCAAGTGAAATATATTAGAGATTTAAATACTAAATTAGATAAAATAATTAAAAAAAAAAAACCGAAGAAATTTGTTAAAATCAAAGAGTCTGAATATAATGATCCATCAAAAAAATTCCTGTATAATAATAAAATAGTTATAACCGGTGGAACCAGTGGGATTGGCTATGAAGTAGCTAAAATGTTAAATAAATATAAACCATTTTTAGTGATTTGTGGTAGGAAAAAAGAAAAAGTAGAAAAAATTGTCAATAATCTAAAGAAATATAATAAAAATGTATATGGTGTATGGGTCGATTTATCCGATAAAGATGCAGGAAAGGAAATGTATAAGTCTATTACTAAACATATCCATACAATAGATATATTAATTAACAATGCGATAATAAGTAAAGGTTCTAAATTTCTATTAAATAAAAAAAATACCGATTGGGAACATGAAATCGCAGTTAATATTAATGGTAATATAGTTCTTACTCAGCAAGTAGCTAATTCTATGAAAACCAGAAAAATTAAAGGACGTATTATAAATATAAGTTCAAATGCCGTTAAATCAGTATCAACAAGTGATAGTTCAGGGAGTGAAATATTAACTAAAAATATGATTGAAAAATATAGTAACTTATTGGCTGATGAATTATATTCCTATAAAATTGCAGTAACTACTATAAGATTAGATGACTCATTTAATATTAATAAAGCTACCGTATTTGGATCTGATAATAGCAGCATTTATAAAAAATACTTCGGTAATATGTTTGATATAAATTTAGACAAATTTACACCTCTGTTTATGTATGCTATAAAAGCACCGTATCATGAAATATCGGGTAAAATATTATCGAGCGATTCATTTAAACAAAATATAGAATTATCAAAAATAATACCAGCCCATCAAATGAAACTTAACAACACCTATAAAGATTATAAATTTAATACTTTCACTAAAGACAAAAAAAAAACATATTTAGTTAAACAAAACCCATTTCCTATGTCAAACAGTGTCAAGAAACTAAATACCAAATCTTTTAATACTATAAATAATGAATCTAAATATGAACCAATATTAGATTCGATCATTGCCAAAAAACTTAAAATTAACAAAAATAATATTGTGTTTTTTAAAACCGAATATGATTGTATAAAAAAACTAATTGATATATTTGTCCCTAAATATCAAAATATTATAGTAGTAAATCCTTTATGGTCTATATTAAAATTAGTGGCATTAGAAACCAAAATTAATATCGATTACGCCACTTTTAAACAATATGATAAAAATTTAGTTCCCGATTTTAATAGGATTTTGAAATTAATTAATACTAAAACAAAAATGATTTATTTAAATAGTCCTAATATTATATCAGGACAAAATATAGATAAATCGGATTTCACTACATTTTTAAAAGAAGTACCTGAAAATATCATTGTTTTACTAGACCAAAGATACTATGAATTTGTTGATAAAGATTCTAAAGATTATAAAGATATTCTTAAGGGTGAAAAATATCTGAAATATCCGAATTTAATCGTTTTAAGAAGCTTTAATAATTTTTTTTCAATCGAAAATTTAGAATTATGCTACATTATTACTAATAAAATATTAAGTAAATTTATTAAAGAAGCCATTATTATTAATCAAATAGACCATTTTAACGAATCCTTAGCACTTGAAATTTATACTGATAATTATTATGATACGATAAGAAAGAAAATAACTAAAGAACGTACTAAGATGTTTAAACATCTAGAAGAAAACAATATAGAGTTTTTTCCAAGTGAAACCCATTTCTTTTTACTTAAATTAAAAAAAGATAAAGAACATGTTGAAACTGAATTAGAAAAAAGAAAAATAATACTTTACAAATCGAATGATAATTATAATGATTTCTGGACCCTACCATTATCTACTGAATCTATAAATGATACCATAGTCGATGTATTAATTTATAGTAATATTTAGGAATATTTAATTATAATCGTTCGTTAAGTTTATTCGAACGATTATAACATTTTTATATTAATATTAATATATGAATGATAATAATAGTAACAATAGTAACAGTGGTATTTTTTTGACTAATAGTAAAAAATGGTCAAAATTTATGAACAATACAGTGACAAAATCGATAACAGAGTCTTTTGGACATTATTATATGAAATTAACTATGGAAATGGAACGAAAACACCCACATAAAACACAAATTAATAGAAATAATATTATTAGAACAAAGCAAAAAGATAATGAGAAAAATATGTACAAATTTATAACATATATCGCTGACAGTTCAATACTTGTTTATGACAATAAATTTATCCCTAATTTAATACCATTTAAAGACATCGATTTTGTGAAACATCCATTACACAATAAATATGTAAATATTATTATAAATTACAACGACGATGATATAGTTGATAAAATTTTGGAAATGATTAGTTCTGTAAAAGAAGGTGTAGTATCAATAATAAAGACTTTAAAATCAGCCGAAAGTGGGGTAGATGATGGTTGTGGATGGGGGGGACAAAGTTGTTTAGGCCCAAAATTAGCAATAAGATGTTTTCAATTATTGTCTGAAGAAGTATCAACACTTGCTGACAGGTCTACACAATCTGTCAAATTGTGGTCATATAAACCGGTTGGTAATATAAATACAGTATCATTAGGTAAAGGAAAAGGGTTTATGTCTCAACAATACAAACGGATATCAGACGACACACCCTCAACAAATAACGCTCCATCTATTCCAAAAAAAAAGAAATCATCTAAACGATTTCCAGGCAGCTCACATAGTCTAGTAATTAAAAATAATTAGGTTTATTTATAAAAATACATATTTCTAAGAACAAAATCGTGTATTCCTCCAAGACCTAAAATAATACCCAGGATAGCAATCATTACTAAATAGACACATCGGATATGCTGGCTGTACTTCACCAAATGACTTTGGCACACCTGTCTGTATATTGAATTTTTCTTTAGTATAAATATTAATAATTAATAGTATTAATATAATTAATAATAAAATAAATAAAAGCATTAATAATATCCTATATTTTAATTATTTTTATAAGCAAATTAAACCGTTCATCTAATATCTTAACATGATTTATTAAGTTATTTAATAGATATTCACAATTTGAAGTTCTATATTTATAAAACCACTTTTTAGAATGAGCATCAAGTTCCAAATTAATATGTTCGATTTCAGTTTCAATCGTTTTTAGAATAGTTTCCAAATAATTAAAGATTTTTGTTAATGTGTCATTAAAGATTTTCTTATCGTTGTGAACATCTATAATAAATGTATGAATAATATCCAATGTAGTATTAATATCTAAATTATCCAATATTTTTTTAAAATGTGCATTATCATTTAATATTATTTTCTCTATTCCATTATATATATTTTTAGTTGTATTTGTTACAGTTGTTGTAAACATTTCTTTTCCCAGAAATAATGATGATGTTATTAAAAGAGGTTCTATCATATATTATAATTAATTTATTTATTTTTTAAATACATTATTAAAACATTATATTGGTAAATTAGTATCGTACGGACATTGACCACCTTCACATGCCGAATCAAATGCTTTTGGAAATGGTTTAGAATTTAAGAAATCCCTGCTATTATTTGATAATGATTTTTGTTGACCATTATCTAGTTCATTAAAGCTTAAAGTTAAACTGTTTGACGCAATTGTCGGACCCGATATTGGGTGGGGTGTTGGAGCCGTCGGTGCTGCTGTTGGGAGTTGAAGCCCATTCTTCATAGCCATAAGTTTGTTTAAATCAGCTCTCATACCATCAATGTCCGATGGTGACGATGACTGATTAAGATCAATCTTATTTTTCAATTGTTCTAAAAGGTCCTGAAGACGAGGGTCATCACTTTCTAATAATTCATTAATAACTTCTTCAGTTGTAGGTTTCTCGACACCTTTATAACTACATTTAGGACAATTTTTATCAGGACATCTCCCTTTACCATCTTTACATGAATTAGGAATTGGACATGGCTTAGTTTCGGGACATTTAAAATCTGGTTTATGGATAGTTAATGCAGGACATACCTTTTCTGGTAATTGGGGGCATGCTTGAGGTGCTGGACATTTAGGACACGATACTTGTTTTTGCCATGGTTCACACTTTATTACATCTTTACATTGTTGAGCATCGCATGGTTTAGGTTTAGGACAATTATTTTTAGGTTCTGGACATTTTTTACACAACCCAGCTTCAACTTTAACTTTTGGACAAACACACGACGGACATTTTTGGACTGGTGGTATAGTTGATTTTAAAACATAGTCTTTAAGATTCGGTGGGACCGGACATTGTTTTTGTAAATCAATCTCAGATTTCTTAACATAATTCGAAGGATTATATTGTGGTCCAACGGGACAATATTCATATGCTACTTCTCTCGCGACTTGTTCAACATCTGATTTTTTTACAAAATCATCACTAGCACCACAACTATCACCAGCACCACTACCAGCACCACTAGCACCAGCACCACCAGCACCACTACCAGCACCACTACCAGCACCACTAGCACCACTAGCACCAGCACCACTAGAACCAGCACCACTAGAACCAGCACCACCAGCACCACCAGCACCAGCACCACCAGCACCACCAGCACCACCAGCACCATCTTCAAATAATTCTAATCTTTTAGCTGTGTCAAGTTCAGCATGAGTTGATGAACCTTCAAAATATTCCTTAGTATTTTTTACCCATAAATATGAGAGTAATACAAATACAACGATAATTCCAATTATTAAACATAAATCGATATTCATTATTATATATATTATATTTTTATTATTTTTTTGTCGATTAATATTTAAAAATAATAAAATATAATTATTAAATGAATACAGACATTATAAATAATTCATTTAATAAAGCATTTAACAGAGCATTGGGTGGTGGGTTATCTGGAAGTTTAGCAATGGTGTCGCAAGTTTCTACTTTAATGTGGTTAAGAACTATAATGAATTATCAATATGTTAATGGGACCGGGTTTAAAGAATCATTTAGAACCCTATATTCGCAAGGTGGAATAAAACGATTATACAGAGGATACCCTATAGCAATTATTAATGCCCCACTATTCAGATTTGGTGATACCGCCGCAAATATCGGGGTTCTTGAATTAACTAAAAATAGTAATCTACCATTATCTGTAACTACCGGTATTGCAAGTATCGGAGCCGCAAGTTGGAGAGTATTACTTATGCCCGTAGATACACTCAAACTCAATTATCAAGTTAACGGAACACTGGATTTACTTAAATCAAATATTAAATCAAATGGACCTAAAGTATTATACAACGGTTCTTTAGCAGCATTTAGTTCAACATTAATCGGGCATTATCCATGGTTTGTTACCTATAATTACCTGAATCAATATTTCCCAGAAACTAAAAATGATAGTACATGTGATAAATTAATAAAACGAGCCAGTATTGGATTAGGGTCTTCATTAGTATCGGATACATCATCTAATTTTATTAGAGTCATAAAAACTATAAAACAAACAACACATAATACGATGACTTATAAAGAAACTGTTAGACACTTAACCGAAAAAGAAGGCTATAGTTGGATATTTAGAGGACTTAAAACAAAACTCATAACAAATGGGATTAATGGAATTATGTTCTCTGTAACCTGGAAATACTTTCAAAACCTTTTTGAAAAAAGTGAAGCAAAAGTATATTGATTTGTAATAATTATTTAATAAATATTTTAAATTAGTTCATTGCCATTAAATTTAATTGTAGATACAAAATGTAAAATATTTTTATCAATAAAATAATTATTAATTTATTAAAATAAAGTTTAAGTATATGTCTTGTTAAATGTCTGTTTATCTATACCATAATATTTAGAAGGATCATCCAATTCATAAAGAATCATATCATCTTTCTGTAAGAATTGTTTCCCTCCCCAGCTTGGCGTTATTACTATATTATTTTTATTATTTTTTAGTCCTTTATGTTTATTTAAAAATGATCCAGATAATTTAAATCCCTTTCTACTTAACTTCTTATTACTTATTTTACCTAAATCATACGTATTAAGAATTTTTTCTAATGCTAAACCATACTTTTCATTTGATTTACCACATATAACATAATCACCACGATTTAATGATTGTTTCGTTTCAATAATTCCTTTAATTCGTGTTACAACTAACGTAGGTTTTAATAATATCGTATAAGTTAATGGTTTCAACGCAGTATAATTTACAGACATATATTTATATTCGTTCACTTTTCTATTATATTTTTTTAAACCTTTAGAATATTTCATAGATTTAATAACTTTATTCATTAATATATATCGTATATTTATAATATGTCTAATATGTCTAATAGAATTATTTATTATTATCAAACGTTTGTGGGATTAAAAGATATTTTAACACCTGAAACTAAAGTAACTCATATACATCTATCATCTATTCATTTCGGTGCTGATAGTAACAATACTCCATACATTCATCTTAATAATAATAATCCAACTAATAAAATATTTGATAGTGTATGGTCTGAACTTGAAACAGCTAAAACACTTGGAATAAAAGTTATATTAATGGTAGGTGGTGCGGGTGGGGCATTTCAAGACCTATTTTCAAATTACGATACTTATTATTCGTTGTTAAAGGAATTTGTATTAGATAAACGTAACATAATAGATGGTATAGATTTAGATATAGAAGAACCAGCAAGCTTAGAAAATGTGGAAAACTTGATAAAAACAATTAAAGCCGATTTTGGTGAATCGTTTATGATTACGATGGCACCCATCCAAAGTTCAATGCAGACAGATCAGTCAGGGATGGGTGGGTTTGTTTACAAAACACTATACAAATCATGTGGTAACCTAATAGATTATTTCAATGTCCAATGCTATAACGATTATAGTTTTGATGCCTATAACCAAATGATTAAAAATGGGTATCCTGAAGATAAAATAGTAATGGGAAGCATATCCAGTCAAGATATAACAACTAATATAAATACAATTAAAAATATAGTTAAAAGTTATCCTAAGATAGGTGGTGTTTTCAATTGGGAATACTATGATTCACCTACAACAAATTTACCATATGATAATCATGGAACATGGGCTTGGTTAATGTATGAGGCTATGAATTAAATATAAAATTTATATTCTCTAATTTTTTTAGATTTGTTAGACATACATTTTATACAATAATAGGCTTGTTCAAAATAATACGTAAAGGGTTCATCTTCTCTAAAACATTTAGAACATTTCATACAGTAAGAAGGTTCCATTATTAGTATATAATATAATATTATATTTTATAATGTATAATGTATTATGTATTAGTGTACGTAATTCATCGGTGGAAGGTTTCATGGTGTGTAGATATGTTAAATAAAAATAACTTAATAAAATAAATAAATTTTTATATTTAATATTGTAATTCTATTAGTTACTTATAAATTTACGATTGGTCCGAATCGTCCAATATCTTGATTAAAATTATTAGTAAATAATAAACATATAACTCATATCAGTTACATTTGAAGTATTCCATCTACTAATATCTTGATTAAACTTATCAGCTTTTGCGAACATACTACTCATATTAGTAACATTTGAAGTATCCCACCTTCCAATATCTTGATTAAAATTAATAGCACACTGAAACATAAATATCATCTCAGTTACATTTGAAGTTTCCCAATGTCCAATATCTTGATTAAACTTTTTAGAATTGTGAAACATACCAGACATAGTAGTAACTTTTGAAGTATTCCAATTTCCAATATCTTGATTAAACTCTTTAGCATCATGAAACATATAACTCATATTAGTAACTTTTGAAGTATCCCATCTTCCTATATCTTGATTTAAATTACTAGCATTAAAAAACATCCAACTCATATCAGTAACTTTCGAAGTATCCCATCCTCCAATATCTTGATTAAAATTAGTAGCATTATAAAACATACAATGCATATTAGTAACATTTGAAGTATCCCAATTTCCAATATGTTGATTAAAATTACTAGCATCATTAAACATATCAATCATATCAGTAACTTTCGAAGTATCCCATCCTCCAATATCTTGATTAAAATTAGTAGCATTATAAAACATACAATGCATATTAGTAATATTTGAAGTATCCCAATTTCCAATATGTTGATTAAAATTACTAGCACCATTAAATATATGAATCATATCAGTTACTTTTGAAGTATCCCAATTTCCAATAGCTTGATTAAACTCTTTAGCATTATAAAACATACCAGACATAGTAGTAACTTTTGAAGTATCCCAACCTCCAATATCTTTATTAAACTTACTAGCACCATAAAACATATAACTCATATCAGTAACTTTTGAAGTATCCCATAGTCTAATATGTCCGTATTTGGTTATAGCTATAGATTCTTCGCTTCTCCAAAGTGTAACTGCTTCTCGTAATTCATCTGAATCTTTCATTTGATAAAATAATACAGAACTCATAATTTGATTATAAATGTTCGGTTCGTATGAGTGAATCTTATGTAATAGAGAACATAATGCATCATTGGAAGGTTCTATTGTATTAGTCATAATAGAAGGCATTGATATTAATAAAAATAAGTTAATAAATCAATTTTATATTTAATAATGTAATTCTATTAGTACATATCAGTTACGTTTGAAGTATCCCATTTTCCAATATCTTGATTAAACATGTTAGTAAAACTAAACATACCCCTCATATTAGTTACTTTTAAGTATTCCACCCTCCAATATCTTGATTAAAATTAGTAGCACCATTAAACATCTTACTCATATCAGTTACGTTTGAAGTATTCCAATTTCCAATAATTTATCTATTATTTAACATAACTAACTCACATTCATTTTTAATGTGTTCAAATAATTCTTTATCCGATTTATCGAATATTTTTTTGAATTTAATAAAATTAGCTATATCACATGGATTAAACTTATTTAAATTATCATCATAATATGTGTCCATTATAAAATATTTACCATCTATAAGGTCACTAATAACTTCGTCTTTTGTTTTGTAAACCCATTTATTGTTTCTAAATATTTGTATTTTATTATCTCTCTTGTTTGGTAGTATTATATTTTTATTTTCAGGTTTATTATCGTTAAAATGAATAGCTTCGACCATTTTAGGTATCATTCCATAAGGCAGTTTCAACATTGATTTTTTTACGGCGTCAGTTAAATGACTCAAATCTTCATTACCATAACTATTAATTTGAATATTATTAGTAATTGTTGTATGTGTTGTATTTCCAGCCTTTTCAATTAGTTTATCAATCTGCTTTTGCATCGTCTTAATCAATTTATTCTTCTCATTTATTATTTTTTTATTACCAATTTCTTTACAATAATGTAACTCATGACGCCGTTTGTGAGCATGTGTTGAAAACAATTCATGGCATAAATCACAGCTAAATGTGTGGTCATTTGTGGTCATTTTGTGGTCATTTGTGGTCATTTTGTGGTCATTTGTGGTCATTACCATATTTGTTTCAAAAGGAATGTATTTCTTTATATGTTTCTTAGTTTTAAGGTGTCTATTATAATTATTTTTTAATATTGTGAAGAAATTACAATTATTACAACTATATAAAACCATATATGAATAAAATATATTTTTTTTGTTTAAATAGTTTATTCTTTTTTTATTCTTTTTTATTCTTTTTTATTCTTTTTATTCCTTTTATAAGAAATAAGGTAACAAAATAATTGGTAAAAACCTAAAAAATATAAGGAATATTCAAAAAAAAAGAATATTTTTACTTTTTTTAGAGAGAGAGAGCGATAGAAAGATAGATAGAAATCTGAAAAAACTGTTTCCTAAACAGTTTTGGGATTAAATGAAACTCCACAGCCACAACCGGTTGCTAGATTCTTATCGGGGATAAATACGAATTTGCTTTCAAATATATTTTTACCATAATCTTCTTTAATGTAATCAATGGTTGTTCCAAGTAAATACATTTCAGCGAATGGATCAACCGCTATTATAGTGTTATCATTTTCTAATATATTCGGTTTAATTAAATCATTAAATTCGGTTTTATCTATTGTTATAAGTTTATAGTTGAAACCACTACACCCACCACTACTTGCTGTAAATAAAAATGAATAAACGCTATTTGATTTTGATATTTGTGCCATTTTAGTCCATGCCGATTTAGTTATATTTATTATTGGATTCATTATAATAAATTAATAAATTAATTTATTTACAAGTATAAATATTACCATATTACCATTCCCATTAATGTGAAATTAGGGAGAAGTGTAATTCTTACTATTTTATAAACTGCTGTAATCTTGTATATGCGTTTCGTCATTATAACAGCAAAACAAATCTTCTAATTTAATTTTTATTGTTAGACATAAATTATCTAATTCTGATTCACAACACATTTTATACAACAAGAATACTACTAACATTAATAAAATAGTAAGAATTACACTTTCTTTAACATTATATATTACAGGTTCAACATCGCATGTTGTAAATAAACTATCATTTTTAGAATTTATACATTTATTAATTTTAGTTATATCACAATAATCGTAATTTACAAATTCTATAATAGTAGAAACACTATTATTGCATTGTGTAGAATTATATAAATAACTAGTATGTTTAAACTTGGTTATCGATTTACTTTCAGTATAGGATATTAAAAATAGTGTTAATAAAAGTTTCATTTATATTAAATATTAACTTTACACTTTATATTATTTTATTTTAAATATTTATATGCCGAGTAAATCTAAAAAACACAACATAAAATTTATAAATAAAAAGCGTTCAAAATCATACAGTAGATTCGTTATAAAAAAAAAAGAATTACGGACCTATAAGAAAAGCTCGTTACATGGTGGATCCAAAGCCTTAGCTGTTATTAAAATTCCAGATAGAATTCCAGATAGAGAGAGTCTAGTTATAACCGACCATGAGTCCTTTTATAGATTTATTAAAAGATATTTTGTTTCAACCGAAGCTAAACATAAAGATATTGAACGTCCGATTTATTGTAATATGTATTTAATTAAAGTAAAAATAGCACCCACCGAATTTAAATATTATATTTATGACTCTCATATAAAAGAATTTTTACCGGACGACCAGCCAACATATGAACAAATTGATATTATGGAGTCACAATTAGAATGGGGTAGTGGTGGTGGTGTAACACGATGTAAAGGTAGTATCCAAGGTAATTTTATAAAAGAACAATATGGTTTAAGTAGATTAGCTAAAGCTAAAGCAACCGAAGCTAAAGCTAAAGCAACCGAAGCTAAAGCTAAAGCTAAAGCAACCAAAGCAACAGCTAAAGAAAAAGCTAAAGAAGAACACGAAGTTAATGATATATCTATTTTACTTTTTTTTAAAAATGAAGGTATTGGTGGCTTTGTAACAAAGTCTGTTACCAGCAGAACGAAGCAATACAATTATTCTTTATGTGGATTATTACTTTTAAATAATTTAAAAAAAAACGGAATGTATTTAAATCTAATTTGTTCATTGCAAAAAGTAGGAGGTCATCTATTAATATTAGCTGAAAACATAAGTAAACATTTTAATAAAACCCATATTTTTTTAAGAGCACTAGAAGAACCAATGCCTATATATATTCATAAAGGATATAAGTTTATTAATGGTAAGGATTCTTTTAATTTCACACATCTAAAAGAACCAGAAAAACCAGAAAAACTATATATAAAATCAAATCCGACTAAAACAGCCGAAAAAAAAACTTATTATGAAGATGAATTTGGAATTATATATGATTTAAAAGAAATTAATAGAATTTATGAATCAACTTCAACTAGAAAAGGAAAAGGAAAAGGAAATATTCTAATGAATATTAAAGGAAATACTGATAATGGATTTGAAATGTATAAAGATTTATAAAATATTTTATAATATAATATTAGTGGATGAAGCCAATAAAGTCAACGAAGCCAATGAAGCCAATAAAGTCAACGAAGCCAATAAAGTCAACGAAGCCAATAAAGTCAACGAAGCCAACGAAGGCAATAAAGCCAATAAAGTCAATAAAGTCAATGAAGCCAATAAAGTCAACGACGACATTAAATAATGTAATCCCAACAAAAATACCAGAGAGAAATAATTCGTTTATTTATAATAATAGTGACTTAATTTATTTTATGGTTAAACTTAAATTATTATTAGAACATAAAGAAGGTTTAAATTCTAATACAAAAAAAAGTGTAAAATGTAGTATATATTTAATAAAAATAAAAACTAATAACAATAAATTTATCCATTTTATTTATGATTCGAGAAAACAAACATATTATAGTAAAGCCGATTCAAAAAACGAATTACCAAAATTGAAGGATCAAATTAGATGGAATTATAGTTCTGGGAAAATATGTGATGGAATTACCGTTAAATTTGTAAATAAAGAATTTTATACGTCTGATATTTCTATATCTCTTTTTAATAAAAATGATATAGACTATACATTATGTGGATTATTACTATTAAATAATTTAAAACAAAATGGAATGTATTTAAATCTAATCTGTTCGTTACAAAAAGTAGGGGGGTATCTATTAGCATTATCTGAAGACATAAGTAAACATTTTAATAAAACACATATTTTTTTAAGATCATTAGGTGGTCCAATGCCCGTATATATTCATAAAGGATACGAGTTTATTGATGGAAATGATTCATTAAACATTAAAGAATCGCATATAAACTTTAGAAATAATCCTAAAGGTGTCATTTCTAAAAAATCAAAATATTATGAATCGCAGTATAATTTAAAATTTATAAAATCAATTATCCCTAATTATATTAGAAAAAGTAAAAGAACTAAAAAAGTTTATAATAACCATATTTTATTTAATATTAATGGTAATAAAGATGATGGGTGGGATATGTATAAAAATTTAACCATCGTTTGATAATAATTAAGTGAATGTGCTATGGGTTTTAAATGTTAATTAATTAATTTAATTATAAAAATATTATATAAACTATTAATATATGACAAATACAATTTCGAAACTTCGCACTAACAATGTATTAGTTAAAGCTAATAGTTTAAATCCTAGGATGTTTAAACCGGTCGTTTCAAACTTAAAAATGTATTGTAATACTTATTTAGTTTCTTTAAAACAAATCGAGAGTGGAAAAATAGTTACCAAATATTATGTATTAAATAGTGATATTGCTACATTGAATGAAATTACAATAAAAGAAGCAAGCAATTATATCACTGAATTTAAAGCATCATGTACTAAACTGTGCTCTGCTATACCAAAATCGTTTATTAATACATCAATAAATAAATCCGATATGGTTATTTATCAATTTTCACACGAAGAAATTATTCCCAGAGCCAGCAGAGCCAGCACCAGCGCCAGCAGAGCCAGAACAAGCAAATTAAATTCTAAACCAAACGTGGGGGATACATTTACCAAATCAAGACTTTCTGTACTTAACACAACACTTAGTTCTAAAGTTCCGAAGAAACCAACGGATGTGGAAAAAAAATTTAAACCGTCATTATGCGGATTTGTATGTTTAAAGAATTTAGCAAATGATAAATGGGATGACGATAGTATTAGAACTAATATTTATTTAGATTTAATATGTTCTCAGCCAGGGACCGGCAGTAATTTATTAAACACGGCCGAAGAGGTTTCTAGGAGTTTTCATAAGAATTGTTTATATTTAAAATCTATATATGCCCCATTACCTTTTTATTTATATAAAAAATATGTATTTGTAGATGGGGACAATTCGGTTGATTTAAACTTATGGTTTGATGAAAATATAAAAAGTGGAAAACCAATAGAATTTCACACCGATCCATTTTGCCAATTAATAAAAATAAAAGGTCAAGAGATTAAAACAACTCGTAGTGGTCGTAAATCTAAACCTGGTCCAATTACAAATATTCAAGATTGTAATTATTTAAGGTCAGTCCAAGGCGATTTGGTGGATGGTATTCTTTATAACAAACTACTGATAAACCAAAAGGGAGTTAAAGTTAATCAATTGGGACAATAATATTGTAATTTATAGTTGTTTTAATCTATATTTTTATATTTTTTATATTTGTTAATATTATAAATGAAGAATCGTTCAGTAAATCCAGATTATGGGAAAATCACATTAATAGTTGTTGTTATGGTTCTTTTAGTTATTATTATTGGAGTATTAATTTATTATTTTACTAGAGAAGAAACACTTTTAGAAGATAAAACACCTAAAAATAACCAATACATGTTTTTACCACCTCTTTATATAGACAATCAATCTGTGCAACCCGCCGTACAACCCGCCGTACAACCCGCCGTACAATTAGTTAACCCAAATGTAAATGTTGGTTCAACAACTAAAAATGAATCAAATAGACAAACTAATTTAGGATTGGGATTTATTATTGGAGCATCACATGAAAAAATGAGAGAACAGGATATACAAATAGCGGATTTAAATTGTAAACAATCTCAGGGTCAAACTTCTAGATATAATCCATACACGATGTCGTGTGAATCTACTATAGATAACAAGGTATCAGGAAATGATGTTCCTAGTTCAAATGAAGTTCTACATAATGAACCTACACAAAATAGTCCCTTCCCGGAACCCACAGAGCCTGGCCCTGGACCTGGCCCAGGCAGAGGAGGTGGACCTGGCCCAGGCAGAGGAGGTGGACCTGGTCCAGGTAGAGGTGGTAGAGGTGGTAGAGGTGGTAGAGGAGGTGGACCTGGCCCAGGTAGAGGTGGCAGAGGTGGTGGACCTGGCCCTGGCCCTGGCCCTGGCAGAGGTAGAGGCGGGAGAGGAGGTGGCCCTGGCCCTGGCCCAGGTAGAGGAGGTGGTCCTGGCCCTGGCCCAGGCAGAGGAGGTGGTCCAGGCCCTGGCCCAGGTAGAGGTGGAGGTGGAGGTCCAGGCCCTGGCCCAGGTAGAGGAGGTCCTGGCCCAGGTAGAGGAGGTCCTGGCCCAGGTAGAGGTGGCAGAGGTAGAGGTAGAGGTAGAGGTGGCAGAGGTAGAGGAGGTGGTCCTGGCCCAGGTAGAGGTAAATAATAGTATATTATTTATTTATGATTAAAAAATTCAAAAATTTGTTTGAAAAACCCAAAGAAACAAATATAAATTCTATAAACTATATAAATAGTATTACAAGAAATAGAACAAACGAATTTAAATCTATAAGAAATCCAATTTCACATTCATTAAATTTAGAAAAAAGTAGATTACAATGTAGATTAGAGAAATTGATACAAATATATCAAACTACATCTTATACCAATTTATTTTTTAATAAAACCAAATTAGAACAAGAAATTATATACTGGGAATCAAATAATAAGTGCTATTTATGTTGGAAAAAAAGTAAAGATAATTGTAGACTATGTGGATTTCCTATTTGTAATTATTGTACTAGAGAAATACCTCTTAAAGAAATTAAAAAAAAAATAAAAGGTTCTATTATAGTTTGTAAAGAGTTATGTTTTAAACTTATAATAAATACAAAGTATAAGTGATTATAATCTACTATATTTTAATTAGTATTCAAAAATAAATAATGGCAGAGGTAGAGGTGGACCAGGTAGAGGAGGCCCTGGTCCTGGTCCTGGTCCTGGCCCAGGTAGAGGAGGACCAGGTAGAGGTGGCGGAGGTGGCAGAGGTGGTAGAGGTGGCAGAGGTGGCAGAGGTGGCAGAGGTGGACCAGGTAGAGGTGGCCCTGGTCCAGGGAGAGGGAGAGGGAGGTGACAGAGGAGGTGGTAACATTACGGATTAACACTAGATTTACACGTTTTAAAATCTTTTTTAGAAAATTCGGGTGATATAAATTCAACTTGGTCTTCTGGTATATTTAGTCTATCTCTCCAGTTATCATATAAGAATTTTTTTAGTTTTTTACCTGAATTTTCAACACTATAGTTTTTAATAAAATAATCACGCGAATTATACTGTTTATTTTTTATTCCTTCTAATAATTTATCTAATGCCGTTGACACATCTGTTTCATCGGTAAAAAGAACTCCCGTTTCATCATTAACATATTTCCATCCACCTAGAATATTACGGTTTACTAAACAACTTAAATTATGAGCTAATGCTTCGGTTAAAACACGTGGGGAAGCATCTTTTTCGTTTGGAATAAAAATAAATTTAGCTTTACTATACATTTTTTGAAAATCATAATAACTTAACATATTAGTTGTTTCCATATAATTACAACCATTGGGCAATTCACACCCCTTTCTACCTATAAGCAATCCCTTTAATTTATATTTATTACAAAAAATATCAAGGCATTTTTTAGCAAGGGTCCAATTTTTATTATATGTCGCCCAATCATCACATGCCTCTTTTTTCTCATCAACTTTAAGACAAATATAGATGAAATCATATATTTTCTCCTGCGAATAATCAGGTTTCGCAACATTACAATCGATCCAATCCGATTCACTAGCAAATAATAGAGGAACCTCCGGTGGGAAATAATTGTCAGGATCTCTAAACCCATGAATCCAGCCTTCACACATTTCTTTATATTTAAATTTTTCGAAATTATCTCCAAAATCTTCATTTGGATTAGATGGATGATTAGGGAATTCTAAATAACTGGTTATTCCTAAGAAAATACATTTATCTTTATTATCATTATATGTCGCTAATTCATGTTCGCCTTGAAATGGTTTAGATAGTAATATAACATTAAGTTTATTACCATTATTGTCAAATAAATTAACATAGGGTCGTTTTACGGTTGGTACTTCATATTTCTTTTCAACTAAATCAGTAAAGTTTTCTTTATTGCACATCGAAATTAATAATATGATTGCAATAGCAATAAGAAATAATAATACAAACATTTTTATATTCATTATAATAATAAAATATTTTTAAACTTTCTATATTTTTTATTTATTTAGTAAATCTATGATTTCCTTTTTTTTACACTATGGTTACATTTTTTTTTAATGCTATTTATAAATTTATTAATACTTTTTTTACTCTGTGTTTTTTTAGATAAACCTTGTAACCATTCTTTAGTTAATTTTTCCAATTCCTTTTTTATTTTTATTGACATATTTCGTTTTATACTTTTTGATTTCATATATGTATATAAAATTGATTTTATTCTCAAAAAAGTAAATTATATATATTATGGAAATTAATGGAAATTTAGTTACAAATGAATTTTATAAATTTGATGATAAAGATGATATGGTTATATTGAATGACGATGACTATAAAAAGATAATTGATAATAAAAATACTATTAAAATTCAATTCCCATATGGAATTAATGGTATAATGTCAAATATACATGAATATTCAGTTGACCAGTTTAATATTGGTAATTTAATAACTATTATAAATAATTTTTACAATTCTAAACTTTTAGAAGAAGAAAAAAAAATGATATACACACAAATTGAAGAGCTTGCTGATGGTCTAGATAATATACATACTAGAAAGGATATTTTAAAATATACTAATCAATGTTTTATAGAAGAACTTGAATACGAAAATGGTGTATATATTTTAAGGACTGGTTCATAAAAGCTTTTTCTAAAAAGCTTAGACCAAAAATACTTTTTTTTTAAAAGTATTGTTGATTTTACTTTCAAAAAAAGGTTTATTTTATATAAACTTCTTAAGTTTATTTAAAGTTTATTTGTATAAACTTTAGTAAAGTTTAGATAAAACTTTTCTAAAGTTTATGGAATCTAAAAAAAATACCCAATTAGAATATATTAAAGATGAATTGACTGAATTTGAAAAAACCGAAATATTTGATTATAAATCTATTTATTATGTAGGTGATATTAATATAAAAAATAATAAACATATCTCTTATCAAGATTATTTAGATAATATTAATATTTTTGGTGTAGACTATAAATTTGTAATTAAATTAGACGACCACATTAGTTACAGATATAAAATATTAGATAATTTAGGTAAAGGGACCTATGGGAATGTTATTAAAGTCAACGATTGTAAATATAATAAAAATAAAGCTATAAAAATATTTAATAATTTTCATAATTTTACATCTAAAGAAAATATTAAATTATTTTTAAGAGAATATGATATTTTAGAAATTTTATACACCCGTTTCAATTTACATCATAATAGCGAATTATTTACACTATTTTATGGGGAAGATATGTTTAGAAACTTTAATTATATAATTTTTAGATTGTATCATGGAAATCTGTATAAAGAACGACGTAAAATACAAGAGTCATCTATAAATAAAAAAATTATAATTATAAAAGACTTATTAAATGCCTTAATATTTTTATCGTGTGAATCTCCTAAAATAATTCACGCAGATATAAAACCTGAAAATATTTTGTTTAAAACCGAAGAATCATTTAATATTGTTTTAGGAGATTTTGGGTTATCAGTAATTCTAAAAGATGATTATGCAACTTATAAAAAAAACTTACAAACACGATGGTATAGAAGTCCTGAAATTATATATCAAATCCCATTTAATGAAAAAATAGATGTGTGGAGTGTTGGGTCTATTATATATGAACTAATATCAAATAGACCATTATTTAAATCGTATAGTGATAATGATCATTTAGTTTATATCCATTATATACTAGGATATCCTACACGCGAATTTATTAATCAACATGAAAATATACAAGAATTTTATACTGAAAAATATAAACCTAAATATATACATAATATTAAAAATAAAGTATTAATACCTGGAACCGGCTGTAATGTTCTAGACAGATTTTTTGAATTTAGCGAATCTGATGACTATGGACAAGATAATGAAGGTCCTAGTGAAGGTCCTAGTGAAGGTAATATAAAATATAATTTAATTAGATTAGTGTATAAATGCTTAGATTATGACTCTAATTCCAGGATTTCAGCCGAGAAAGCATTAGAATTTATTAATAATATTTCATCATTCAAGTAAAGATGAGATAAACTACAAAGTTAACTTTACAAATTTCGGTATTTCTTAATATTTGATGTTCCTATTATAATTATTTCTTTTTTTTTACTACAGTTATAAATAAATCCTATAACTATTAATACAATACTTACTATTAGAGAAACATTGTAATAAATATAAAACTTCCACAAGTTTTTATTATCATTTTTATAATAGTAGTCACATGCGTCATCCATTTTATCAATTAAATACATATTGTAAATCATAGATCCAATTATACATAGTGAAGGCACGATTAGGGAGCTCTTTTTAACACATGTTATAGAATAAAGTAGTAAATTTATAATAAATACGCCCATACTAATTATACCAGCCAGAATGCCATAATTTAAGTGACACGAATTATAGTCTTTAAAATTTTTGATAACATGTATGCCACCACCAACAAACGTGCTCGTGCTAATAACACCTGTTAAAATTAATAATCCCCCAATAAACGTAATATTAGAACACATACCCATTATTAAATTATATGGTGTAATGATTGTTCGTTTTATATGTTTAAATACTTTAGGTAATATTATTACATGTCGGATATTTCTATAAAATCGCAGGTAAGTGATAGTTTATTTTTAAGTGTATACGAATACCCACGTTGGTTTAATAAGAAAAAGTATATATTTTATAATAAAACTCTTCAAAGACTTATACGATTAAGTGCTATCAATACAAAAGCCTCGCAATACTATGAAAAAATGAATTTTAATATTTTTGGACCATCGATTACAATTACAGCTCTATCTGGTATAGCATCATTTTTATCTACATCGCAATATGTTAATGAAAACACCCAAAATGCCTTCGGTATTGGAGTTGGAATTGTGGCATCAATTTCATCCGTACTACAGGCCTTGGCGGGGGCGTGTCAATACAGTGCTAAAAAAGAAGCGCACAGAACAGTCGCCGAACAATACAATAATCTAATTATAACCGTTAAATTTGAAATAGAAATGCCGGATGAAGAAGATTTTACAGATAAATTAGAGACTCAAATTTTAGATATCCAAAGTAAATGTAACTATTTTGTTCCACAATTTATAGTTGAAGAATATGATACCAAACACGCATTAAATAAAAAATCAAATAGTTCTAATAGTTCTAATAATTCAATACTTTCAAATAGGTCTGAAAATGTAGTTATAAATATTGATGATAAAAATTATAATACATTTAATGATAATAGAGTCAATAAAAGTTTAACACGAGACACCTTTGATAATAGTTCACAAAATTCAATTAATAGTGATAAAACGGAAGAATATATTGATGGTAATACAACCACTATTATAAATGGCAGTGATGTATAGTCTATTACATATTAGAAGATATTACCGCCCAAGACTTAATAATCGAATAAATATATTCCAGATGTCTAAGAATAATTTGAGTGATTCGCTTATATAATCGGCTACAACACATTGTTTAGCGTTAATTTGTAGTCTTTTAGTATCATATAAAATGAATATCATAAACAGACCCACCACAAAATATGATATTAGTCTAAACCACTTTGACTTCACCGTATAATCTGTATTAAATAATAGCATTAACACTTCAAGCACTATAACACCAATAAGTAATGCCAATAATACAGGCCCCCATGATAACGAAATGAGGTCTGGTCTTAAAAATGCTATTGCCGATAATCCAACAAATAATAAAATTGTAGTGAGCATTGTTGCAGCAATATATCCTTTTCTATTTTTATAAAGACTATACATTGGATAAAACATTAATCCCATTAATAGAATAAACATTAGCCATACTATATGCTTAATAATTATTTGTTTAGGTGATATTTTGTGTAGCGCTACAATTGATACAAGTATTAATATAAATATAGCAAAAAATAATAATAGATTTGGCAAGAAAGCTACATTATTATATTCCATGATAAGAACTTGTAAAGCGATTAGATTTAGTGTGAGTATAATGTATAAATATGTATTTAATATGTATCGATTACACACAAATTGTCCATCTCTTATGGAGCTGTTTGCTATACCAAATATGACACACACAAAAATGAGTAAAGCCCCGAATATTTGTAGTAATAATTTATTCATATATATTAATGCTACAAATAAAAAATAAACTCAACACATTTGTAAACCTAAATAATATTAAAGTCATACCAACACGAAATAAGAAAATAATAAGCACATGCCTTTATATTCCTAGTAATTTATCATACAATGAGCGTAGCATTTACTATTTTCAAGGTTTAGTTAAATCGGTTGAGACATTTGATGCAGTGATGAATTTAGATAGCACTAATCGGTGGATTTACCGCATATATTACGATAAAATGTTTGACTCAGGCATAAATTTCAGGTTTAACAACACACATAAAAAAACTAAAAAGATGACCGCCAAACAAAAGAGGGCCGAATTGAAACGGCGAAAATTGCTGTTGTCGAAAAAAAAGAAACAACCCACTAACGAATATAAATATGCCTACAACGGGGACACATATCAGGGAGCCACCTTGGACGTCCAAGAAGTATTAGTAAAATACAAGGACTCATTTAAGAAATTGTTAAAGCTTTATCATTTATATCTAAAACAAATCAAAAATAATAAAGACAATCGATACCAAAATATAGAATTAATAAGTTATGATTGTCCTGACATTAAAACCGAACCAGAATTTATTGGTCATAGTTCTTCGTTTGGAATGTTTTTAAGATTTACGCCTATACTTGATTCCGACGTGGACCTTTTTTATTCGGTTAATTCTACACACCCAGTTACACCACAATTACGGGTGATGTTAGATAAATGGGCTTCTAATACAGATGAGACGGCATTTTGTTTCGCATATCAAACCCGCAATGTAATTGGATCATCCAAGAAATATATAGTTGAATCGGTTGAAGTGATTAAAGAAAAACAAAACTTAAATCTGAGCGAACAAGAAATTGAATTCGTAGAAATTATAGAGAACATATTTAATATATTACAAACAGAACTAACATATGATTTTGATTATATAAAAAAGAAACGTGTAAAAAGTAGCAAGAGTAGCAAGAGTAGCAAGAGTAGCAAGAGGAGTAAGAGTGTCAAATCATCTAAGTTATTAGATAGTGATTATAATTTTAAAAATTTACTTTATAATGAGGCTAAATTCTCTTTAGATATGGCGATTGGTGGTGGCATGTGTGGGTTTAAAAAGGATTTCCCGATGCTTCTAAAAAGATATGATGTATTTATAGATTATATTAACTATTTGATACGTCACAAAATACAATTAGACTATGGCCTTGATGAATTAATATTGAAAATAATTTTATTACCAGAGATATATATTAATTCTGATAATATCGATAATATAGATTATATTAATATAAGAGAATTAAATCAATATGCCGAATGTTCTAGTTCTATTTTTCAACTAAAACAACACCCTTCAACCAGCTCATATGTCTTTGATGAACATGGGACTAAAATATATTTTAATAGGGATGCCCTTTTTAACACACAATTTGATTTATTCGGCGACAACTGGTTAATACAAATTGATGCAGTTGATTCAAGGGCATTGTATAAAAAAGAAGATGGAACCGAAGTAAGTTCAGATGAAATCTTAACCTTAAAAATAGATGAAGATGATTTAAGTTTTAATAGCTTATTTGTTAGCTACAATGAACCCACTAAATTATTATTATTAGATACGAATAATAAATCACATTCACTAATTAAACCGAATGAAATATTTGAACTAGAATATATACATAAGTATGATACTAATAATATCTATAAATTATTAACAAAATTAGTTGTATATTATAGAGAAAATATCGTTCAACCAAAACTAAACTTTTAAAAAAAGTTTAGACAAAAACAATGGTTTTTTTTTTGGCCAACCTTTTTCTTAAAAAGGTTAAAAAAGTAAAGCAAAAATACTTTTTAAAAAAAAGGTTGGCCAACCTTTTTTAGAAAAAGGTTTCAAATTCTTTAATTCTATCTTGAACACACACTTTATTATTTCGACTCTTATATTTCGTTGATAATTTAAATATTTTAGAATACCATTTTTCACATTCTAGTTGGAATATATCCTTGAATAGTGGAAAATGATGACAATATATAACCGATATTAGCCATCGTGTAAAATTAACACTATTTTTTTGATCATCATAATCACTATAATTATACAAATCTTCGTCTATCTGAACTATAAAGAATATTGCAACCGAATTTAATATAGAGTCAATAATAGAATCAGAGTTTAGTATTATAAAGAAATTTACGAGAGGTATTCCTAATGGTAATACGAAGTTTGAAAAGAAATCAGCCCACCAATTGTATTGTATATGATATTTTTTCATAGTAATTTTTCGTTTTTTATAATATAACATACCACTATCTTTTTTAGATAAGGCCAATTCTGGATAATCGTCATAAATCTGTATTAAAAATCTATACAAATATCGTGAGTAGAAATATGATTTTATCGAATTATAACTATATAATAACGATAAAATAGTGGATAATATTGATATTGCAATTATAAGAGGCTCTTCAGTTGTCGAATAATCTTGGGTTACACTATAAACAAGCGAACCTAAACATACATATTGAATGATTAATGTGAATATCCCAATAAAAAAACATTTATAAGAAAATGAACACGAACGCAATGAATAGTTCCAAAGGTTATTATGTATAGAGCGTTCTTCAAAAATATTAAGATATTGGTATATAAACACAATAAACCGAAACATATTTATTTCTATAAAATCTTTATTTTGTTCTTCTTTTTGTATTGATTCAAATATTAGTTCATTATCATTGGGAGGGGGTTTAGCGTCATTTAAATTAATAATAAAATGTTCATCATCAATAAAAATATTAGTATTCCATATATTTAACTTATCAGCTATATAATTAAAATTTTTTTTTACTATTAAATAATTATCATAATAATTAGTTGTTAATATAATCTCTTCGTCCGTTTGTTTCTCACTCCCACTTAAATCGGTTTGTGCCATACATAGAAATTCACTTCTACTATTATATAATTCTATAAAATTAAACTTCCATTTACTATATAAACTATTTTTTTGATCATTATTATTAAAATAGGTTGAAACTGGTTTGCACAATAAACTAATAAAATTTTGTGCAGGTTCTATTAAATAACATTTTAATGTCATTGTTTATTTAATATTTTTAATATAATTAATAATTAAATCCTTAAATTACATATAAATATTTATTATTGACAAAATCTACATATTTATTGTCAACTAATTTATCTAATATATCATTAATCATTTTTATTTCTACATTATATTTCGTTTTTATCATTGTTAGTAAGTCTTCATCACTAATAAACTCTACACTTTTAAGCGTCCTAACAATAAATAATTCAATAATTTCGGTCTGTGAGAAAACAATTTCATTTTTACATTTTTTTTTTATTTTTTTATTAGTTACATTATTTTTAATATTTAATTTATGCCCCTTAGGATTAAACATATCATTCAATATAAACCTATTGTCGACACTTTTTATAATTAATTTATAGTGACACAATATTTCAAAATCTCTTTTAGAATAGACACTATGTAACTCCAAATAATCTTGAATATTAAATTCACATAATATATTTGCTAGACTTAACGAACATACTATTTCAACGTCGGTGCCAGTTTTAAACACATCGTACGTTAACGAACACGTTGATAATTGATGATTCCAAGCTAATTTTTTATTTTCAAATTTACAATTATAAAATGTAGTGAACTCGGTTTTAAATGAATTAAATTTACTATTAAACTCTATATTTGAAAATGTATCACATTTAGGAGATAAATTCCATATCCCATCGGTTATTATAATTAAATTGTTATTCTGATTGTAAATACTATTAAATTCAGTTGATAAATGAGACGAATTTATGATATCCCTTTTAATAATATTAAGTTTGTATAAACACGGTGTATCTATATTATCTGTTAGACTATTTATAATATCCAATTCATGTTTAATATAGGATTCATTAAAATTATAATAGTATAACCGTTTTACTAAATAATTTTTATAGTAAATAAATACGGTTTCATCATCATTTTCTACAAACGTATTAAAATAATTTATTAGCATTTTATGGAAGTAATTGACCGGAATTAAGTTATTTTTATACAGTTGGATTCTAATATATTTATCAATATTTTCGATGGTTGAATTTATGGGTTTAAAATGACTTTCAAAACAACTGAATATATTTTTAAAAATAGATGAACTATTAATGTCTAATTGACAATGTATTTTATCAACAATCATCGTCATAAAATAATATATATCTAATATTTCAGGGAAATCATTCACACATATAATTAAACCATTTAGCCATTGTGTAAATGCGTCTTTAATATATTGTATATCATGACAATATTTAATAGAATTTTTAAAAGAAGTATAGAATATATCATTGATAGTATACGTATGTTTAAAGGATTCAAAATCAAAGTCATTTAATAATTTTAAAAAGTCACGTTTAATTATAACCTCATATTTATCTAATATTAGACTTTTGAATAAATTTTCGTAATCGTTAATTAAAATATCTAAATTTAATTCATTTAATTTATTGGTATGAAACGTATTAATTTCATAAATAGTTCCCAAAAACTCTTTATCCTCTATAATATTGGTATCAAGGTTAATTAATGTTTTCTCTAAATAAGATAATACTTCATTACCAATATTATTTATAAATGCATCTTGATTAATTAAATTTTTATTCAGACAGTGATATATAGAATCCAATGCTTCCGACAAATAATATATAGTTTCATCATCGTCGGATACTTTGTTTTTATAATCTAAATAATAACATAGTTTAGAATTAATGTATTTAATAAGTTTAAATGTTACATAATCATACCATTTGGTAAATCCATAATTAATATAATTAATATCAGTGTAAGTTGTATCCATTTTTTTCGATTCAACTTTAAAATAATCCATTAAATTATTTATTGTAATAAGTGAGTCATGAAACAGATTGAATTCAGTAAAATATGATTGTAGGATTTCGTTACTACTCGCTATTTTTTCAAACATATTATTAAGAAAATTATCAATTATAAATTTTACCTTATTAATCATATTACTGTAAAATTCTATTATGTCTTTTCTACTATCTTTATGCTTTAGTTGTTGGATTTTTACAGTATAATTATACAATTCACTATAAAAGTGAACCTTATTAATATCATTATTATATAGAATTCGGTTAAAGTTGGATTCGAGATGTATGAAGAATTCAGTATTTAGTTCCATCGTTAGTTCCATAATATAATATTCTTTTTAAAGTTAAAACTTTTTTAAAGTTTAAGTATTTGTTTAAACTTTTTAAAGTTTAAGTATTTGTTAAAACTTTTTTAAAGTTTAAATCAATTTTAAGTTTCTTTTTATTTTGTTTAATATTATTATTCGTGTGTTAGATGTAAGTGGTGGTATATTTTTTTTAAATAATTTTAGAAATATATGTTTAATTTGTTTATCAGTTATCGTATCTTCCCATGTATCTGATTTAAAATCAATCTCAAATTTTAAACCTATGGAATCATTGGAATCATTGGAATCATTGGAATCATTCGAATAATCCGGTGTATTTCTATATTCGGTAAGTTCTATTTCATCTTTATTATAAAATTCTAAAATTTTGTTATTAATACTTATCCATATATCAATTAGACGAAGTAATAGTTTATTGGCATCTTCAATAGTTCGGTTTTCAAATTTCTTTTTCATCAAGTTTTCAAAAAATATATGATTTTCGGTTTTTTTAGATGGTGTTAATAAATTCGTGATAATTATTCCCTTGGTAAAGGTTCTTCTTATATTAGATATAACTGTATCGGGAATAATATATAGTTGTTTCAAATTATCATATTTTGGAGAGTTACTTTCAATAATTTTAGATAATATTAACTGTGTTAATTGAACTCTATGAAAACCTTGTAAATATTTAACTTTAGATAGTGATGATTTTTTAAAATATGATTTTATTTTTGAAATAATTCCTTTTAATGTAGTATGTTTAATTGTTTCAATAATAGTTCTATAAAACCTATCTATATTTTCACTACACGATGATATTAAATTTTTACCAATAAACTCGTTACACGATTTAAATTTATATAAGTTAGCTTGTAAAAGTGCTGAATCATTTTGTGTGAGTATTTCTATAATATGGTCGCAATGGTTTTTATCTTCTATACACGTATTTATTTGCGGTCGTATTTCATAATTAGCATCTTGATTATAGTTAGTTAACATACTTACCGAAAATGCACCACCCATACCTATATTAGGTATTAAACTTTCATTATGATCAAAATTTAATCCTTTAAACTTTTTATTTTTAACTAAAAACATAATAAATTCTTTAATATGCTTATGTTGTTCGGTTATATTAGTAATTGCTTCTATAATAAATTGATGGTATTGTTTTGATATATTACTTATTATTTCATTATTTTTTTCGTGTGTCGATTCATCTTCTGCGTAAATTAATTCGGGCTTAATTGAATATTGTGCTGAACAATCTATATCAATTGTTTTATATTTTAAAAAGTATTGTAAAATTTCCATGTCCTCTTCAATAAATAAATTTAAACTTTTTGCTTCAACAAATAACATAAAAAATACGGACCCACCAAAGAATTGTATAAAATGACCAGGTAAAATAGGCAACATTGTTACTTCATAGTGTTCATATTTAAAATGAGCTTTAGCGAATTCTTTATTTAATAATATTGTAATTTCAAAAAAATATTTAATATAATCTTCGTGTATTTTTGAGTCTAAAGTGTTATAAAACATTTCCCTTATTGGAGGTAATTTAACATTATTATATCTATCTACAGCATTGTTTTGAGGACTCGAATTGGACCTGGACCTAGACCTGGACCTGGACCTGGACCTGGATCTGGAACCTTTAGAACTCGAATTGGATCTGGAACCTTTAGAACTCGAATTGGATCTGGACCGTTTTACTGATTTTTTCTTTTTGGTATATTTGCGGTCGTTTGAATTATTGTTCATATATAATATAAATATTTAAAATTATTTTATGTGCTTATATTATAAAATGATTGGAGGTAGAAAAACTAGAAGCAACAAAGGTAAAAAACGAGGAGCTTATGGTTCACGAAAGAAGGTGTCTAATACAGAAAACATACGAAGGAAAGTACGAAGTAATAAAGGTAAAAAACGACAACCTTATGGACCACGAATGAATAATTCAGGTAGAACGCGTTCAGGTGCTATATTCAGAGGAAGAGCCGTCAGAGGCAGCGCCGTCAGAGGAAGAGCCGTCAGAGGCAGCGCCGTCAGAATGAATTCAAATTCAAACGAAGTAGAGGGTGAAACCATTTTATTACGATAATAATTTATAGACATTAGTAATAATATAACCTTTTTTCAAAAAAAACCTTTTTTCAAAAAAAGGTTGACCAAAAAAAAATAATAGATTTTGTTAAAACTTTTTTAAAAAGTTTAAAGGTTGACCAAAAAAAAATAATAGATTTTGTTAAAACTTTTTTCAAAAGTTTAAAGGTTGACCAAAAATAAATAATATAACCTTTTTATTAAAAAGGTTTACCAACATTAATTTTTTCATTTGGTAGCAAATTTATTTTTTTAAATAATAATTCTTCAGTCATTTTCATTTATATAATATACTTACATTTAATTGAATTAATATAATTAAACTAATATTTATAAATAATTTTCTAAGCATATTATATAAATGCCTAATTCACGTTCACGTTCAACCCGAAATTTAAGTCTCCGAAGAAATTATAGACTTAGACGAATATCCGGGGGATCAAAAAAAATGACTCAACAACAAGCTAGAAATATGGTTGCCTCATGGAATGACACCTATGAACAGGAAAAAAAGGCTCCTACAAAGAAGGCATCAGGAAAGAAGGTATCAGGAAAGAAGAAGGCATCGGGAAAGAAGGCTTCAGGAAAGAAGCCGAAGGCGAAGGCGAAGGCGAAGGCGAAGGCGACGTCGAATATAGGACCGTTCATGAATAACACCGCTGAGTTTAGAATTAAAAATGACGAATTAATAAAAGAAGAGTAATTTAATGGTCATTAATCCATAAACTCCATATCAACTACCGATTGTTTCCCACCTCTACCACCACCTCGACCACCTCGACCACCTCTACCACCTCGACCACCTCTACCACCTCGACCACCTCGACCACCTCCCCCACTTGACGGAATAACCACGTCTATTTCTTTATTATCATTATCATAAAATTTTAGTTTATAATTATTTTTGTTATAAAATGCTACCCTTTTAAACTTTTGTTTAGCAAATAGGGAGAAATCATCGGCTATATCGTAAATGAGTGGTGTGAATTTGCGGTCTTTCGCTTCTTGTCTTAAAATGCGTCCAACCGCCTGTTCAATATTACTTTTAGGAGATGTTAAGAAAATAGTGTCAAGAGGATATTTACAATCAAAGCCTTCACTAGCCATCATAAATGTCCCTAATATAACATCTTTAGTTTCGGTATCTTGTAAATCTTTTTCCTTCATCCCACCTAAATAGAACCCACAGCTATATTTTCCGTCATCAATTTTCGGTATTAAATCGTGCAAAACTTTAAGATGTTCCCTCCTATCACTAAGCATCAATATTTTTCGACCTTCTCTGAGACAATCTGACAAATGTTCTATTATTTTAAGAGTCCTAGGAAGAAAATCACAAATATTATTTATCATTGTAGCCATATTAGGTTTCTTCTTAAAATTAAGGACTTCTTTACTATATTTAGATTCAGAATTCTTATAGATTACCATTTTTACATTAACATCGTCTTCCTCACGCTTCTTAATACTATAGACAATTTCACCTAAATACCATTCAAATACTTTAGAAAGTCCGTCGGCTCTTTTAGGTGTAGCCGATAATCCAAGCGTATATTTAGTGCCAGTTTTAAGCAGTGCCTTAGAGAAAGTTTCAGCCCCTAGATGGTGACATTCATCATAAATAACGAGCCCAAATTCTTCAAATATTTTATCACTGTAATCAATCATCGAAATACTTTGAAGCATTCCAATAACAATATCATAGCCCTCTACATGAATGACAGAACTTTGTAGTCTACCAATTTTAGCATTGGGGATAAATTCTTTAATTCGTTCTTTCCATTGATTTAATAGAAATTCTTTATGAACTACAACTAACGTTTTAACTTTAAGTTTAGCTGCGATATACAGAGCTATTACAGTTTTACCATAACCACATGGAACCGAAATGATACCACCACCCACTTCTTCGGCCGCTTTAAGATATGTTTCTACAATAGGATGCTGTTTATCTTTTAATGATTTAGAAAACTCAATGTTTATAGATTTTGGATCATTTAATTTACTTTCAGACGGTAATCCATATTTTCGTTGACCGTAGAACCGAGGAATATATAGTTTTTTAATACTTTCACAAAATGTAGGGAATGATTTTGGAGCAACACCGTAGTCACCATTTATAAATGGTTTTACAGTTAGGTCTTTTTTTAAATCAATCATTTCCGTATTTGTTAAGTCATCTTTATAAATAGAGAATCCTCTTTTACTTATAGACGTTTTCATTATGAAATTAATTATTTATTTATTTTTATATCAATTTTTTTAAAAATAAAATCTATATATAAATTATATGTCTAGTAGTTTAAAAAAAATGTCTAAATTAAATAATAAATTAACAAATTCTTTTAATAATAAAATAAATTCCGCAACAAAAAATTATAATAACATTTTTAATAAAAATGATTATGTAAATCACGGGATTTCATTATTAATTGTAATTTTAATTTTATGCATCCAAGTCATTCCAAATAATGTTTTATCATTTTTAAATAATGGAGTTGTAAGATTAGTATTAATATTATTAATATGCGTCTTATGCCTTGTCGACCCGGTTAAAGCATTATTATTAGCTATTGCATTTGTTGTAGCCGTACAAAAATTACACAATTCAGATGGTTCTAATGTTTTGGAAATTAATGAAGTTAATGAAATTAGTCATGACCTCAACGAAGTTAATGAAGTTAATGAAGTTAATGAAGTTAATGAAGTTAATGAAGTTAATGAAGTTAATGAAGTTAATGGTAATGAAGCAATTAATAATAATGTGGCAGTTTCTAAAAACATAGCAGAATTAAATAATAAAATTAATAATACATTAAACAATGCACTCGATAATAGTTTAAATAATGTTGTTAATGATTTACTTAATTCGACTGGTTCAAAAGCACCAGTTAATGTAGTTAAAGAAGTTGTTAAAAATAGTGTTAATAATGTTGTTAATAATGTTTTAAATAAAAGTATAAGCAATCTGTCTAATGAACATGGTAATATTGTTGATGTAACTGTCATTACCGATATTTTAAATAATTCGGTTAGTGATGTTATTAACAACACTATTAACAATACTATTAACAAATTAAATAAAGATCAGGATAATCATGTAGATGTTAAATCAATTAAAAATGCTGTTAAAAATAGTGTTAAAAATTCAATTAACAATGTTGTTAATCATGCTGTTAATACATCTGCCAATAATATAATAGTAAATAATACCGTTTCAAATAATGTGGCAAAATCTAATAATGTAGCATTAAGTGCTGCCAATCAACAATCTAAAAACATTGTTGATTATGATCTTAATAGTAATATAAAGATAAATCCAGCAAATACAGTCGTCGGAGATGTTAACGTTGTTAATCATCTTGGAAATAATATTAATTCTTTAGATAAATTGGAAAGTAATAATAATGCTAGTTTATTAAGTAATATTAAAGATGATGTTGTTAATACAGATAATAGAAATTGTCGAAAAAATTTAAATGCCGAAGGAGATAATGCTGGCAACCTTGTTAAAAATAAGATATCATTTAATAATAATTTATTATTAGGAGATGTTCAAGGTTATAAACCCGAAAATAGAAATACATTAACTGGTGAATTTAGAACTAATGTAAATCCATCCAACAATAACGAATTAATTGGTAATCCATATTTAAATCCAGGAAATAATAGAAGTAATATGAAGGGACCAAATTATAAGGCTACTAATAATGTTCCAGGATTTAATAGTAATAATTTAGTTACTAAAAACCCATTTCCAGGTAATAATACCACTTACAAACCTAAATTTGTCCCAGCATCAAATAATGTAAATTCGTATAATAATGCTGACCCTCAATATGGTTTAGCAAATAATGTTGGGAATCTTTTAATTGAGGGATTCGCTAACCCACCAGCTAGATTTAATGGTAATGGTAATGGTAATGGTAATGGTAATGGTAATGGTAATGGTAATGGTAATGGTAATGGTAATGGTAATGGTAATGGTAATGGTAATGGTAATGCTAATGGTAATGGTAATGGTAATGGTAATGGTAATGGTAATGGTAATGCTAATGGTAATGGTAATGGTAATGGTAATGGTAATGGTAATGTTATGCCCAACGAACCAAATGATTTTGGAAATAATCTTATCCGTAATGGTCCAACTAGGAATGTTACCTTAAATGTTCCAGTTAATGAGCGAAATAATCCTAATTCTAATCTGGTTGGTTTAGAAGCAGGAAATACCAATAATCTTGTTAATGGACCAAATCGAAATGTTAATGTTGCAACACCTTACAATCCAGCATCGAATGTAGCAAATACGGCAAGCCCATTATTAAATGATGATGATTGTGTATCATTATTCCCAAATTATATCGAAGAACAATTAGTTAAAGCACAAGATAGATCAGTCCATAATCCAGAAAATAAAAAAGCATTAAGAAGCGCCGAAAATATGCAATCAGCCCAAGGTTATCGTGTCGGGGGGGAAGTATCTGGGTATAACGAATATGGACCCGATTCTATAAATTATTTATGTGTTTAAATTATCTTCTAGGTTGTCCTGGTCCTTGCTGCCCTTGCTGCCTGTGACCTTGCTGCCTAGGTTGCCCTTGCTGCCTAGGTTGCCCTTGCTGTCCTTGCCCTTGCTGCCCTTGCTGCCCTGGCCCTGGTCCTGGTTGCCCTTGCTGTCCTGGTCCTGGTCCTGGTTGCCCTGGTTGCCCTGCTCCTGCTCCTGCCCCTAATGTAGGGTCTGTACCAACGGATCTATTACATGTTTCCCATTTTTCTATCCATCCTTCTAAATATTCTCTACCTATTATAATAATAAGTAGTTTTTGGGCGTAAAAGTGCTTAAACAAGTATTTAACAAATATTATCGCATTTACGAATATAAATATAACTATAATTAGTAAAAAAATTTGTTTTAAATACATTCGTGTTGTAGCATTTATACCTTCTCCATCATACGGGATTGTTATAACGGCTTCCGTTGATTTGGGTAACAGTTGTACCACAGGATCTTTAACACATTTTAAGAATCTATCGTCGATTATGGTGCCTTCATCTGACTCTTCGGAGCCTTTATAATATGGCTTATACATAATAGTTCTATCACCTATGTCTTGTGGATTTCGTATATTATCCCCAATATTTAGTTTTAATATCTCTAAATTTGTTCTGCCAATATTTCCAATATCTTCATAAATAATTACTTTATAGTTTGTATGACATGGTGGAAAAGGAAGACTTCCATCATACATATAGAATGATTTATTTTCGGGAACTAACATATTTGGCCCCCATGTTTCAGATACTTCAATTTCCTTATCATAATCTATATCTTCCTTAGGTATTTCATTTATTACTTGATTAAGAAATGTTTCAGCCGGACCATAATGAGGCCCGGCTTCAAATAATCGACATAATATAACACCGTCTGGTGTATCTGATGTAGTAGTTGTTTTATTGTCGGTGCTTAAACTATGAATCAAACATATCTCAACATCGTATTTGAAATTATCGAAACTATGTAATGTAGGTGTATGAATAGTTATTTCTTTAAGCTCATACAATATATTTTGATATTCGATGTAAGAACCCTTAGACACCTTGAGTCTAACTAAATTATTCTTATAATTTACAAAACATGTAGACGGTTGATACAATGTTTTAAAATCGCACAACGATTGACAATGTTGAATATTTTCAGTGTCAACATTTATTGGCGATTGATTTTTAGCACTACATTGTGGGAAAGTATTACCCCATGTAAAACTATCAGCAAAAGACCATTTATCATTAGTATTACTCATTAAATATAATGAATATATTTTTTTTGTATATTTTAATTTATAGTCTATCTTTAATGATAATAATTATAATTATATTAATAATTATTTATATATATTGGTTTTGGTATAAAAAAACAATAAATCAAGACACCGAAGAAATTCAAGGGTTCAAAGACTACAAAAATCAACGTATATCGTGTAACAAGAATATTATTATTAACGACCGTCTCGAAGAACACATTAGCGATGTTAATAACTCCGCTGAAAATATGAACACCTTACATCCAGTCGGCGTTTTACCATACAACTTAAATAAAACCGATGACTACAACATTCTAAACAATTATGGTATTAAAAACCAACGAAAAAGAGAAGCCTACACACTGAAATTTAATGGTTGTGCCACTATACCCCATAATTCACAAAAGTTGCTTAAAAATTATGATAGTGTGCTAGATGAATCCTTCAAAACAATTGAAATTCCTAGGTGGAAAAACTACACTGCTACACAGTCCAATAGTAATAAAGAAGACCCACCTAAAATACTGTTATTACTTGGCGACGGTGAGCGAGATGTGCGATCTGTGCGATGGAGCTATCCCCAGAAAGATTTATGCAATCGAAAATTATACTTATACTATAAATTTAATAAAGATTCAAACTATAATTCATTATTACTCAATAATAAATTAGATAATAATGAGTTTAAACTAACGGTGTCACAATTCAAAGAACGCAATATTTATAAATTAGACTATAATTTGTCTAAAACAGTCAAACTAAAAGTGGGACTAAAAGAAAATAATAAATTAATTGTTGAATCAAATAGTGTATTTATTTAAACATACATCTAGTTCTTCTGAGTCTTCGCACATATGGACTAAATCCGCATCTAATTCACCGGGACTATTTATATCCGTCTTGTATTTATCACATGCTGTTTTTTTTTAAATCTTGTAAATAATCAAATAAATTTATATCTGTTTTTTCTTCTAATGTTGTAATGATTTTATTGTGTGGCATGAAATCTCCACAAAATGTTAAAATTTTTTCTATTTTTATATTTCTTAATATTTCTATGTGTGAGATATTTAGTATAGAGTCTAACAATTTATTTAGAAATGGTATATTATTTGTTAAAAATGCTAATAATTCAAGTTGTAATAGTTTGTTTATATATGTTTTTAATATATACCATATTTTGTCAGCTATTTCGCGGGAATCTGTTTTTATTATATTTGACCCGTCAAAATACGCTGGGTCTTCTTTTTTTTGGTTCATCATCCTAGCTTCAAATAAATAATCATGATTGTCAAATACTTTGCCAAATATTGTGCCATATAAATCAATAGGTTGTGCTTTGTAGTCACAAATATTAGCCTGACGTGTTCCTAGTTTACAATAAAGACTTTTAATGTAAAAGTTTTTAGTATCGTGAATAAATTCTAATATTGTTAGTATTTTATATATTGTGGCATCGCTTGTAATTATTGAATCTAATATAGGAGACGAAGTCGCCATGTTTAAATAATCAGGAGTTCTAATAGTTAATGTAATGGCCATGTCGTCTTTTAAATCGTCTGTTACTCCTGAAGTTGTTATAGCTGTATTATTAATGTGTGTAATAATTTGACCTCGAATTATACCCGCATCTGCCGTTGGTGAACCATTACTAACCTCCGTAATTAAATGTGTGGTCTTGGACATTTTAAATCCCCAAGGTATTTCTTGAGATTCCCGCTCAAGTGTAATTTCTTGCGACTTACCAGCACCACCTTTTAAAAATAGGCGTTTTTTAAATTTACCTTTCATTTGTGTTCTTTTTACTCTACGCCTAGATTTAGTCCTAGAACGCTTAAGATTATAACCTTTAGATCCTGAACGTTTAGATTTAATCCTTGAAACTCGTTTTTTTCTATATACCATATAATATTTATTAAATATAAAAATTGAAAACATATTTAAAAAACTTAACATATATTATTCATACGTAATGCCAAGAAGAACTGCTATGAATTTTACGATGGGTAAATCTAATAAACCATCTAAGATACCAAAAAAATATTTAGTGGAGGAAGAGGAGGAAGAAGAAGTCGAAGGAATTGAAGAAATAAAAGTAATTAATAATCACATATATTTCTACAGCGATGTATCAGTGTATTCGATATTGAATCTTACTGAAATAATCAATAAAACTACACAAAATTTGCTGATAATGAACATCCAATTTGATTGTGATATAGAGATTTATCTACATATTAACAGTGGGGGTGGAGATGTATTTGCCGTGCTATCCATTATAAATTTAATTGAAAATAACAAGATTAATATTAATACAATTATTGAAGGACAAGCATGTAGTGCGGCTACTATTTTGGCGATGGTTGGTAGAAGAAGACAAATCACTCAAAATAGTTATATGTTGATTCATAATATATCGAGTGGCTTTTGGGGGAAAATGCATGAATTCGAGGATGAAATGAAAAATTTAACCTTGTTAACAACCGATATTAAAAAATTATATAAAAAATACACTAATATATCAACAAAACAATTAGAACAGCTGTTGAAAAAAGATTTACTATTAGATGCCTCAACGTGTATGCGATATGGTCTCGTTGATGAGATTGTCTAACTATAATAATTTTATTTTTTTAGATTGATTAAATGACGGTTTAAAATTTTATTTAAATCTCGGTTTAAATCCCTATTAATCTTAGTATAATATATTCGCTTTTTAGTCTTAGCCTTAGCCTTAGTCTTAGCCTTAGCCTTAGTCTTTTTAGCCTTAGCCTTAGCCTTAGCCTTTTTAGCCTTAGTCTTTTTAGCCTTGGATATCTGATTTATCCAACCAAACGGAAGATTTTTGGCATTTTTATTAATAAATCTTATAGTCGGTTTTTTTCCATTACGTTGGGGCGGTTTCCATCGATTAACATTAGTGGGCATTATAATATTACACAATATTATAATGTATTAAAGTGAGAATTATCTAATTCAATAAAATTAGTATCTTCTGTGCTAAATATACGCATTAAACTAATATAATGCGTGTCTTTATTTTTATTGTAAATTTTAAGGGGTTCAACTTCAATATGTTTATTTAATTTAGATATACATTTTCCGATAGTTAGTTCATTTATAGTTGAAGATTTAGGTTGAATATCTAATATAATATTATCTGTATCAAGTGAAATATTATTTAATCGTTCGAGTCGTATATCTATTTTATTTGAAATACTGTGTTTAATTAAGTCAAGCAATTTAACCTCGGTAATTTTTTTAAAATTGTTATTTTTATTATAACTAATAGTTACTATTTTGCGTGTATCGCTCAAGTCATAATCACTTTCGGTAAAATTCATATTAAGAATGTAATTATTTGGAACACTGTAAGAATTGCTGTAAGGATTACTGTAAGAATTACTACATTTAAAGTAGTGATTTGGATCACTCCATAAACTTATTGGATTATTATCGCTAATATTATTATACACTAATGTATGAATTTCTTCATTTATATTTTTAATGTAGTCAACCGAAATCGAATATATTAAATTGTCAGCCTCAGGTTGCTCATCGCCAACGACAACAATATCGCCAAAAAAATAGTAGTCATTATGCGGTTTTGGTCTCCAAAAATTGATATTTTTATCTGTCGATTTATTTGTAATAGTATTAACGCTTTTGGTGCCATAATTTAAAGGGATTTTACAAAAGGATTTATTAACAACAATCGTGTTAAGCTTCCCATTGGGATCATTCTTTTTTGACAATATTATATCACCAATCGAACAAAAATTAGGTGGTGGGATAGGTCTCCACACATAAAATTTCTTATCTAACTTTGGATCTTTATAGCTACATATCTTCTTATAAGAAGTAATTGATTTAATGTGTAGTTTTTTCTCTGTCTCTAGACTATTTTCTTTTAATGTATAAACATCTTTTAATCCTGTTAAATTATAGTTATTGATGTTATTACAAATAAACAGATTTGAGTGTTGGATTGACCATAATTCATACCCTTTATCAAACTTCGATATTTTATTTTTAATCAACATATTATTTACTATTGATTTTTCACAAAATTTACTAGGTAACGTCCTAATTAAATATTTAGAAGGATAATCTTTACTATAAATATGACCCATTGATAAATGGTCAGTAGCACTAATCGGTTTCCATATGGCATAATTTTTATTGGTTATCGAAACAATTTCATATTTAATAGGTTTATCATTACTTTCTAATCCAGAATTATTTTTCACTAATGTAGCCATTTGTGTTGGTGGTTTTTTATTAAATGAAATATAATTACCAATCGGGTAATAATCATTAATGGGTTTTGGAATCCATATACTATATTTACTATTTTCAAATACCTTATCATAATTCATGGTTTTTTTAATAAATAATTTATTTGATGGTATTTCATTACTAAAGGCTTCTTTAACACTATTTTTATCTTGGAAATACATTAGAATCATTATAAATATTGCTATAATAATAAGTATAATTATTGTGTCCATCTTAATAATAATAAAGATTTTTATTAGATTTATTGTGTATTATAAAAATAAAATAGTGTTTCATAGAAGGTTTTTATATCGGGTCCAAAACGAAGAATGATTGATGGTTGTTCACTGAGTTCTTTATATTTGTTAATTTCTTCTTGTGTATAATGATTATTTATGCGATTTAATATATCATTATTATAAAAATATTCTATTAGTTGCGTGTTTGAAATAACATTAGTTTCATTAAAAATAAAATCTCTAAGATAGTCATTACTATTTATAGTTTCTATTATTAATCTATAATAATCAAATAAATGAGGAAATACGGGTTTTACAATAATTCCTGGCATATTACAAAATTGATATCTGGTTCTAATATCAGAAATTGAGTTATAAACTTCCGATAAATCAAAATCAAATAGTTTTATATCACCCGTGTTTTCATTCACTAATAAATTGCCACTATGCAAATCCCAGTGGCAAAATGCTTTGTGTTGGTAAAATAAGTTTAAAATAGCACACGCATTTCTAAAAATTGGCAATAAATTGTTAAAAACATGCGAATTACCAGAATTGTCGATATAATCCATAAACGTTGAAAATCCATTATATTCTTTAACAATTGAATAGCAAAAATTATTATTTCTTTTCATGCTCCACTTATTACGGCGTATACATTCGCATAATGTCATATTACCGAAGGTTGTAGTGATAGTATTTAAATCGGTACCCCCATCTAAATTGACCATAAAGTTAGATGAATTTCGATTTATGTTTATTATATCCCATTCTAATATTTCTGATACGTAAGTATTTAAATCATTACCATTGTAGGTGACATTTGTTCGACGATTCATTTCTTCATAAATTAAACATTCATAAATATATTCACCAACAGAATCGCTATTAATGTTTCTAATATCAACCTGGTTGGTTTCTTCTTTGGTTGATATTATAATTGATGGCGATATTTTCAAAAAATAATTATCATGTCTATTAGTTATAACTAAAAATACAAGCCGTTCACTGTTTTTATCGGTTGAAATATTAGACATTTTTTTAATTCGGTTTTTGTTAAATGAATTTAAAATTTGTGGATTTAAAAAATATATAATAGTCATTATAAAAATGATTATTCCCATTAGTGTTTCTAAGGTATAAATATTCGAAGCAGCAGCACCCCCCCTAACTAATATTGAGGACCTTTTTAAATTAAATATATTTTTATTTTTATTTTTATTTTTATATTTAGTTATTTTTTTAGATATAGAACTTTTTTTAGATTTATTTAATTTAGCATATATTTTTTTAGGGGTGCGTGGTTCCGCACTAAAATTTATTCCTGATTTTACTTTTCTTTTTGATTTTACTGTGGAAAATTTTGGGTTTTTTTTATTTAATCTCATTACTAATTGTTTGGACATAAATCCCTTAAAAGAGTCTAGTTGTTCGGATGGTGATAATTTTGAAAGTTCCATAATAAATCTACTTTTTTCAATTATGTTTTTATTTTTTTTATAAAAATCACTTTTAGAGATTTGTTCAGCTAATTCATCTGTCATAAAATTTTTAGCAGGCGATTTTAAATTATTTAATGGTATTAATAACACGGTCATTTTATAATATATATATATAGAAAAAATATACACGATTTAATTATTTTACGTTTAATCTAAAAAAAATATATTGTATTCTTATAGAATGTCCTATTATAATAGTAAAGGTAAATATCAAAAAGCGTATGATTTTTTATTCGACAAATTAATCCCCCCTAGTGGAAATGCATTAAATAATCTAGGAGAAATATTACGTTTAATAAATAGGGTTGTTTATAGAAAATATAATGATGGTGATAGTTATGAAGATTGTGTGTATAATGACATAGTACAAGATTTTAACTTACAGAAATATCCGTTTGATAAAGAATATCATGATTTAGGTATAAAATTATCTAATATTTTAAGTGATTCTAATTATGATGACGCAATAAATCTTATATTATTACACATTATGATAAGTCTTAGTAGCAACACTAATATATATAACCCAAGTTCAAACAGATTAGTTCCTATTAACTCAGTTGGTGGAAGAAATGCGTTAAAATTGCTTGGTTTAAAAGATGGTGTATTCATTAACTATTGTGGTAAAAATGAAGAATGGATGCCCGAATCTTTAAGAAAAGAGGGCATTAAAATAACAAAGTTTTTATCCGATGAAACTATAAAGGAACTTAAGTGTGATACATTTCAAGAATACACGCAACCGATTAAAGTTACTTTATCAACAGATAAAACTATTTTAAGTAAAAAATTTAGTAATATAAAGAAAAAACATAAAAAATCGGTTAAAGAAAATATCAAGAAAATGAAAGAACGTCAGAAACGAAGATCCATACAAGAAAAGAAACAAACCAAATCTAAAGTTAAGAACTTCAATAATACTAAGATATTCTATAAACATTTAAAAGAACTCAGTGTTAAAAAACGTGTCGATGCCATACAAAATATTATTAGTTCAAAAAAACAGAAAGATCCATTAGTTACAATGCTATTAATGACACTCGTAAATTATAAAGATAAAAAGGTAACTTTAAAAACACAACGTGAAAATAAGGCTTTAGTTATAGAAAAACTCACTAATGCATTAAATGAAGCCGGAAATCACATATTACAAAAATTTAGTAAATATAATGCTAATGATACGATATATTCATCGAATGTAAGACTTGACAATGTACTTGATAAAAAACTAGATAATTTATTAGTTGAAATACTTGGAAGTAGTGAAGCAGTTGATGCCTTATACAATAAATGTTGTGGCTGGAGGTAACCTTCCACCAAGCCCCTACGGATTTGGTATGGTTTCAAACGGGTGGGTTAATTTATAAAGGGAATGTAACGTGGTTTATTCATTTTATAAATCTTCACCTTAAAATCGCCATTATACGATGGGATTACTACATCAACGCCATCATAAATTTCGTCACATCCATAATCATCGGTGCAATCTTTATTTTTATAGGTTACAGGTATTTTAACCGGATGTAATTTATCGGTTTCAGTATAATATAACCATTTATTGGATCCTCTGTAAGTTGGTTTTCCATATAATGGTAGCACCACACTATCGGTATTATTACCAGGGGTCTCTTCACCATCATTTATGGCATTTTTAGATAATATACCTAATTGTTGATAATCTCCACCACTTTCTCGTGTCTCTTCATTTATAGATATACCCCGTTGAAGTGGTGGATATAATGGATTTGAAATCACTTTCATATCATGATTATTTTGTGCTTGACCCATAATCGGTGGCTGTATCGGCATCTGTATCGGTGGCTGTATCGGTGGCTGTATCGGTGGCTGTATCGGCATCTGTATCGGGTGCGTATTTTTACCAAACATTGATTTATAATTATCGTTATTGAATACATATAATACCGATAACCCCACAATAATGATAATTATACCTTGGAAATGATTTATACATATATAACCATTAGGACACGTGTTATTCATTATAATTTAATAATATTTTTATTAGACAAGTTTCATTTTATTTACAAGATTATAGTTTTCCTCTAATAATTGAATATCTTTCTTTAAATTTTTTATAAGTTGCTTCCCATTCTGTATTTTATTAATATCTAATACTGAATTAGATAAATAGTCTTTATTATATTTTATCTTAAATTCCTTTAATTTTTTAAATATAGTTTTAATATTGTAATCTATAATAACAACATTAATATTTTCATTATAGACTTCATCGGTATTTAACCCATTTGTATTCATTTCAATTAAATTTTTCCTAACATACCATCTATGATGCCCGTCTATAATAAAATTATCATTTGAAATAATAATCGGTTTAATCAATTTCGAGGTATTAATATTTTGTTTCATTTTCTGTATTTTATTTTTTTTTATATTTTTAAGGGTTGGTTTTAAATCATAAATACTCTTTTGGGTTTTTATAACTAACAAATTATCAACTTCTTTAATTTTACCGATGAATTGATTAATTAATTCATCTGATAGGGCTGAATCAACATTATTTTCAACATTAGCATTAGCATTAGCATTAGCATTAGCATTACCATTAGCATTAGCATTAGCATTACCATTACCATTAGCATTAGCATTAGCATTAGCATTAGCATTACCATTACCATTAGCATTAGCATTAGCATTAGCATTAGCATTACCATTACCATTAGCATTACCATTAGCATTACCATTAGCATTACCATTAGTATTACCATTAGCATTACCATTAGCATTACCATTAGCATTAGAACCAGGGCTTCCCACTAATACCTTGAAATTTTCAAATAGATGAAAATTTTTAACAATTCCAAAAACTAATGCTATTATATATGCTAAAAATAAAGCACTTTGTTCAGTCATCATATTTCTAAGTCCTAAGAAACATATTATAAATATTAAAACATTAATAATATTTCTATAATAAATATTAATACATATAAAAATTATTATTAGAACTATTATACCATATTGATTTAATAATGTATAATCCATATAATATAATTAACTATTTTATTTAAAGACATATAGACTTTATAAAATGTTATTTATACTTTTATATGAGATAGAGATAGAGATAGAGATAGAGATAGGATTATTATTTATAAATTCTTTTTTAAAATATAGTTAAGTAAAATTAGTTGTTTCTTTTCAGGTTGCGATTCATTTAACCATTGATATACAAAATTTAGTTGAATTTCATTTATATTATTATTTAACATTATAATTTCCTCATCTAATATAGAGTATTCTTTATCTGTTACATTAAAATCTATATCGAATTTTTTAGCAATTAATAAGAGCTTGTATAATATTTTAGATTCTTTGCTTTGTTTACATAATGAAAAATAAGCACTTTTTATGCTGTCATTCGTTTTATCAGGGTGTATATATTTAGAAAGTTTATAATATAATTTAGTAATTATTTTAGAGGTTTCATCTGGTTCATCATTGTCTAAATCTAAATCTAAATCTAAATCATTTTGTTTGGGGATTTTAACTTTATATTCAACAGTGTTTTCTTTACATAGTTTATCATCAGAATTATTGCTATCTTTACAAATCAGTATAAGGTTTTTATTGAATTCTGGTAAAGATTCATCTATACATTTTTTAATAGTAAAATATTCAGAATGTAAGTATTCAAGTTTAGCTAAATATTTACTTTTTTTTGTATTATATTGATTATTTATAAGATCGGTGTCCATTATATTAAGACTTTAATTTTTTCCTATAAATTCTATTTATTAAATATCTTAGAGCTTTTACAAACTTTTATTTATATTTTCTATGAATAAAGTTACAAACTTTTATTTATACCGAAATATAATCCACCAGCGATAAGTCCCTTAACTATTAATATAATTATATTTGCATAGGCGGCCAACGATGCTTTGGATTTAACCATTCCTTCTAACATAGTTGTAAATGCTGGAACAGATACTAAAATAGCAATTACACCCACAATTAATGGTAATTTTGCCAATTCTAACACTTTATCTAACATAGATGGATTGGTTAATACCGGTTCTTTTGTTTGGTTCTCTAACATTTGTTCGTGCATATCTTGTTGTTCTGCCATATGTTTATCTACAGCATGCTGTTCTTGCGCCATTAATGCATGTTGTCTCGCCATTTCCTGCTGCTGCTCATGTTGCTGTTGTTGCTGCAACATAGCGGCTTGTTGATTACCTTGTGGATTTTTTTCAGTATCTATTTCTTGAAGAATTTCTTTTACAAGTTCATTTTCTTTTGTATCGTAAGCATTTAAAGATTCTGAAGATTTATTAGGTAAATTATTTAAGGGTGTAGAACGACTCATTTTATAAATTAATCTTATAAAATGTTTAATGATTTAAAACGAATTAATTAGATGAAAAACATTTATTATTTATTTTTAATTTATCATTAGTATTAAAATTATAGTTTAAAACAATCGTCTTTTTCATAATAAAACAATTATAAATTAGTGTCCCAACTAAAAGTCCAAGTATAATTGATATAATTTTATCTATCATTAAATATAATATATAAATTATTTTTCACACTCTTCTTCTTTAATATTTAATACTTTATTATTATGAAGTCTAAATATTATTTTTGGTATTGGTAGTATTAAATATATCACTAATATACATAAAAATAAGGTTAATAATAAATATTCATTATTAATAAGTTTCATATAATATATAACAATAAATTATTCACATTCGATTTCTGTAGTATTAATAAATTCATCGTCACTTTCATCAGAGGATTCAATCTCAAATTCATCGACTTTTTTAATATAGTTTATTTTTTTTAAATTTCTACAAATAAAATGTCTAATATAATTTAGTTTTACATCATTTGTTATTTTTAGGTCTTTATTCGTCTTCATTAAATTATAGCATTATTTTTAAAATATTTTTATAACTTACTTTTTCACTTTTTACTTTTCACTTTTACAATACGCCCATTTTTCAGCACTACAATCTTCTTTTCTCTCGGTAGCACACCAATCTTCGATTCCTGTATCAGAACATTCGGTGTTCATTACAGCCTTTTTACCTTTCCCTTCCTTAAATGGGAAAATACAATTCTTTAATTCGGGGTCTATACCTTTCTTTTTACGGATTTTCCCACCGGCAACATTCGTTGTTTCTATATTAGACCGTTTCGTTTTACTATCGTCGCATTTTAAAGAAGTAATATTTGAAAACTGAAGATTTGGGTCAACTCTAATAATTTTAATATTCGGATCCTTAACTTGCTTGTTCAATTGTTTTGATAACTTATCCAAATCTAATTCATCACCATCGATATTCATCGAAGGTTCTTTACCTTTATCTTTAGCTTTAGCTTTACCTTTATCTTTTGGTGCATTAGATGATTCGCCATCACCATCACCTTCGACATTCATCGAAGGTTCTTTACCTTTAGGTTCATTAGATGATTCACCATCACCATCACCATCACCATCACCATCACTATCGAATTTAAGTGGAATATTTTTATCTTCATCAACATCAGCATTTGATGTCTCGGATTTATTAAAAACATATTCGGAATTGTCTTCATCGCCATCATCGAATAATGGTTGTAATGCTTCTAAATCATCACCTAAATCAAGTTCTTCGGCTTTTAATCCCAAATCAACTTCTTCTAATTCATCATTCGTCTCTGGGTCAGGAACTAATTCTTTGCCTTTAGATTCAGCTTTATCGGCATCTTTGCCCGGTTTACTTAAATCAACTTCTTCTAATTCATCATTCGTCTCTGGGTCAGGAACTAATTCTTTGGATTCAGCTTTACCTTTATCGGCATCTTTGTCCGGGTTACTTAAATCAACTTCGTCTAATTCATCATTCGTCTCTGGGTCAGGAACTAATTCTTTGGATTCATCGGCATCTTTGGATTCAGGAACTAATGCTTTGGATTCAGATGCATCGGCATCCTTAGCAGATTTTTTAGATTTAGTTGATTTTTTAGTTATTTTAAATTTAATAGTTTTTTTGACTGGTGTATTATTATTGAATACTTCCTTTACAATAAATTCGTTAACTGGTTGTGATGTAAGTGCTATTATTTTGTCATTATTACTATTTATAGCTTCATTATTTAATAAATATTTATGTATTACTTCGTCTTCATTAGCTTCCCGTAATTTTATTGAATTCATAGTGTTATATTGTTCTAAGTTAATATTAATATTGTCTAATTTAAGTTTAGTTATAGTATCCTTATTTTCACTAATCTTATTGGTTTTATTATTATAATTATTTATAGAATCTCGCTCTGCCAATAATTTATTATAGTCTTCTAATGTAGAATCAAAATCGGATTTAACAGCATTATTATTATTTAGTAATTGGGTTCTAAAATAGCGTAACATAGATTCTTTACCTTTAATTATACCAGTCAATTCATCAAGTCTCGTTTTTATATTAATATATTTCGGCTTTAATACTACCATATTATTCTTTTCATCCTTTTTATCCAAGGCATTCTTAACATAATTACCATCATCATCTACAAAAAAATCATAATTAGTATTGAATTTACCTTTCGTGCTTTGTTTATAATAACTATCTAATAATTCTAAATATCTGGCATATGATTGCCCTTCAACATTCTCAGTAAATATATCGGATTTACTACCACCCTCTAAGACATGCGTGTTCTCAATAGCTTCAATTAAATTAATAGATTCCATAATATAAATAGACTATATTAATTTTAAATTTATTAATTTTATTAGAATAATAAAATAATTATCTTAATATAATATAAATATGGAAACTAAATTTAATTCTCTTTTCAATAATGAAGAAACAATAGAGGTTGAACTTAATAATTATTATGATGTTACTAGTGTAGATGATGTTAATCTGGATATACGAATAATAAAGACCCCCCTTATACTTAATTATAACGATGAAGAATTAAAACAAAATAAATTACTTAGTGAAAGACGCTATGGTAATTTGCCCGTCACTATTATTTCGGGCAGACCATGTCCTACATCCCTGTGCACATACAATAAATTCTGCGAATCATCGGGAACTCCCGAAATCTTGTATGATCCACCCCTAACATGCCAGAATGATTTTGCCCCACAAGGCCAAAAAGGTAGTAATAAACGGTATATAGAAAATATCGACGTTGAATCAAGACTTTTTAATATGGATTATAAGGCCACAAATAAAAATTGTGGTAGGAAAGAATTTAAAAATAAAAATTTAGCATCATTAAGTTGCTTTGATGATGTATTATTAGGAGACAACGTCAATTTCAATTATGCCTCAAAAAGTTATAAACACAATCCTAAAAATAATAGCGCCTGTAAAAAAACATATGATAGACCTTTATTTAATTACTCTTCTAAAAGAATTGACACGGTTGACTGGTAAGGATTATACTGAAAAATTAACAGGTGTTATTTACTCAGAAACCGTTGATCGTTTTGATCGTTTTGATCGTTTTTTTAGGAGTGGGCGGGGCCAAGGTGCTTCAATTTTAATAACATTTTCTTTAGGAAAAATCCCTTTTTCGAATGGTGCATATACCTGTATTACTTCCACAAAACCGGATTGTTGTGTATCAATACTAGTCACTTGGATAATTTCATCGATTTTTAATTTCAATGTATCTATATCTCCACGATATGTTATGATTACCTTCACATAATCATTTACCTTCAAAACTGTTTCTACACATGCGTTGTCTATGATACATTCCACACCATCGGTAAGTGGTGTCACTTTCCACTTTTTACCAGGTATCTTCCGATTCAACATGATTTCATCACCCACTTTCACACGCTTTACCCCATTCACGGTAGTACAATAACAATCAGTTACCACAACTCCCGGCTGTGGATGTGGTTTCTTCGCTCGTGTCCTCTCATTTAGCAAATCACCCTTTATTTTACCGTCCGGCAACGCCGCTTGTTGCCCGTCCAACCACATACCACCTCTTAAAGATTTTCGACCTCTTCTAACAGATTTTCTAGATTTTCTACCACGCCTAGAACCCCGTCTTTTCCGTGAATATTTTTTAGAAAACCGCATTTTATAATATCCATAGAAAATTAATTAATTAATTTAATTAATTAAAATAATTATTTATTTCTTCTTAAACTTTTTCTGTATCATAGCCATACAATCGTCCACATCTAATTCATCTAATGGCTTCTTACTATAAATTTTAATATTATGTTTATTTTTATAATTAATGTATGGACCATATTGGCCGGTCCTAATAACTATATCCTTATTAATTGTTTTAATGGTTCCTGAACTACTTGTCCCCGATTTGTTCTCACTCGAATTTCCAGCATTAGAACCACCTCCACCTGATACCAAATTTTTAATCACTTCGGCATTAAGGTTTTCTTCGGTAGTGCCATTCATCGAAATATTTTTCTCATCATATTTCAAATAGACACCAAACTTGCCTTTACACACTTGAACATTTTTTTTATTAAATTTGCCCCAATCATACGGATATTTCAACATTGAGACTGCTTGCTCTAATGTAACTTCTTCCATTTTAATATCTTTGAGTGGTGCGAATTTACATTTTTTCGCATCAGTCGTATTTTTTAATTGAACTAATGGCCCGAATTTGCCAATGTAAGTACAGATTTCAAAATTAGTAGCTGGGTCAATGCCTAAGACTCGTCTATATTTATCTTTATCTTTATCTGATAAATCACTGCTCCCTAATTTAACCACAATTTCATTAAAACTCTTATAGACGTCTCGAACGACCGTTACCCAATCTTTCTGACCCTTAGAAATTAAATCCAAATTTTTCTCTAAGTTAGCTGTAAAATTGTAGTTCAATATATTTTCAAAATTGGCGCACAGGAATTTATTCACAATTTCTCCAATTGTTGTTGGAAGCAATTTATTTTTCTCGGCATTAATTTTAATTTTATCTTCATTTTCTTCAATCGTATCCCCTACCAATTTTAGCATCGAATATTTTTTAGTTTCACCTTCTTTATCTTTTAAGGCAACATATTTTCGGTCTTGAACGGTTGTAACCATGCTCGAATAAGTACTAGGTCGTCCAATACCCAACTCATCTAATTTTTTAATTAAACTCGCTTCCGTAAATCTAAGATGGGGTGGTTTAGTATATTTTTCAATAGCGTAAACCGATTTCATATTTAAGTCGACACCTTCTTTAACATCCTTAATACCGACATTAGTATCTGTGCCACCAGCGCCACCAGCGCCACCAGCGCCACCAGATCCACCAGCGCCACCAGATCCACCAGCCCCGCCATACTCATCAGACCCATCGTCTTCAACAAACGGCTTGTAAATAATAGTGAACCCATCAAATAACATTTTCTGATTTTTAGACGTAAAATAATAATCTTTCATTAGCACAGAATCGTCATAAATATTAATATTAAGTGTAATATTCTCGATTTTTGCCTGACTCATCTGCGATGCCACCGTTCGTCGCCAAATCAAATTATAGACTTTAAAATGGTCCATCGTAAAATCGCCACCATCATATTCTTCTAATTTCCGCAGAGTCAAATCGGTTGGTCTAATTGCCTCGTGTGCTTCCTGTGCTCCAGTAGATTTAGATTTATACTGTTTCTTGCTGCTATATTTTTCACCGTGTTCTTCAATCACCATCTTTTCAATCTGGTCTAGCATATCTTCACTAATTAAAGTAGAATCGGTTCTCATGTAAGTAATTAAACCACCTTCATACAGTTTCTGTAGCAACATCATCAGTTTTTTGGGTCCAATCCTAAATTTACTGCTGACCTCTTGCTGAACAGTTGATGTCGTGAATGGAGCACTTGGATTCCGTTTTGAAATAGTTTTATTAATCGAACCCACTTTAAATTCGGCATTAGCACACACCTCTAATAAATCATAGGCTTTATCTTTATCCGTAATGCGTTGCACTAAGTCACCATTGATTTTAATTTTATTTTTCAGATCCCGGAATTTGCCAGTGGTTTTATAATAGCTTGAACTGCTAAATTTCTGTATTTCGGCTTCTCGCTCACACACCAATTTATTAACCACACTTTGGACTCGTCCGGCCGAAAGGGACACATCTTTTTTCATAGAATTCTGAATATTCGCCCACAAAATAGGGGTGATTTTATACCCGATTAGGCGGTCAATGATTCTCCTCGCTTGTTGGGCGTAAAACATATTCATATCTAAATCAACTGGATTATTAAAGGCTTTTTCAAGGGCACTCTTAGTAATTTCAGTAAATAACATGCGCTTCCGTTCCTTCTTAGGGACTTTCAATTGTTCGGACACATGCCACGCGATGGCTTCACCTTCCCGATCAAAATCACACCCAAGCAGAATCTTGTTATACTTTTTGTAGTAAGTCTTCAAATCACTAAGAACTTGTTTTTTATCATGGCTTATGATATAGTGTGGTTTAAAATTATTAGAAACATCGACTGACAACTTCTTCTTATCTAAATCAGTCACATGGCCGTATGAGGCTTTCACAACCACATCATGACCGAGCGATTTAAGGATATCACCTATTTTCTTGCATTTTGCGGGCGATTCCAATAGAACTAATGTTGGCATAATAATAATAATATTATAATTTATCTTTAATTTAAATCAATTTTAACCTTTTTCAAAAAAAGGTTGACCAAAAAAAAACCTTTTTAAAACCTTTTTCAAAAAAAGGTTGACCAAAAAAAATACTTTTTAAAACCTTTTTAAGAAAAAGGTTGACCAAAAAAAAACCTTTTTCAAAAAAAGTTTAGTTTTGTTAAAAGTTTAAAGTTTACTTAAAAACAACATATTATATATTAATAAAAAAATGACCACTCACTCAACCGAAAATATTACAATGGACTTAGAAGGAGGAGCACCAGTTAGTTTAACTTTAAACTGTTTGTCTAATGTTAAAAATTTGGTTGACGTATCAATTTCTAGAGGTGCTTACAAACCAAATGAAGTTAGTACAGTAGGGAAAGTTTATGATGAATTCGTTGCTGCATTAACTCATCTAGTTAATGCTAATGCTAATGCTAATGATAATGATAATACTAATGCTAATGATAGTGTGAATGCTAATACGAATGCTAATGATAGTGTGAATGCTAATACGAATGCTAATGATAATGATAATGATAGTGTGAATGATAGTGTGAATGATAGTGCGAATGATAGTGCGAATGCTAATGATAGTGCGAATGCTAATGCGAATGCTAATGTTAGTGCTAATGTGAATGATAATGCTAATACGAATGCTAATACTTTGACCGAATCTGAACCAGAATCTAAAATTGTATCACCGAAACACTATAAAGCGACACTGGACAATTTTAGGTCATTTGAATCATATAATCATGCGTCCAAAGACGCTGCCATCAATGAAATGTTGACCATTCTAGCCCCAATCCGAGCCACTCTCAACCAATCACCTAATTTAAATCGCTACACAGATGATTTCCTAAAGTTTTCGGTGTGGCGCCCAAAGCCCCGAGGGCCTGGACGCAAAAATTGTGTCTTGCGCTATGAATGTGTATACAGCAGCGACACGAAAATACGGATAGTAAAAGACTAATCCAAAAATCTCGGTTGATCTCTCTATAATATAATAATAATTATTTTTACTTATTTTAATATTCATTAAAACCTTTTGTTAAAAGTTTAGTTTTGTTAAAAGTTTAGTTTTGTTAAAACTTTTTTTAAAAGTTTACTTTTGTTAAAAGTTTACTTAAAAATAACATATTATAAATTAATATAAAATGACCACTCACACAACCGAAAATATTAAAATGGATTTAGAACAAGTAGCAGCAGAACAAGGAGGAGAAGCACAAGGGGGAGCAGCAGGAGAAGCACAAGGGGGGGCAGCGGGATCAGCAGGAGTAGCACCAGTTAGTTTAACTTTAAACTGTTTGTCTAATGTTAAAAATTTGGTTGATGTAGCAATTTCTAGAGGTGCTTACAAACCAAATGAAGTTAGTATAGTAGGGAAAGTTTATGATGAATTCGTTGCTGCATTAACACATCTAGTTAACGCTAATGCTAATGCTAATGCTAATGCTAATGCTAACGCTAACACTAACACTTTGACCGAATCTGAACCAGAATCTAAAACTGTATAATATTCTTAAACTTTAAGAAAAAAAAAGTAAAAATAAAATTATCTAATGTTATCTATAATATTTATCTTCGTTCTTCGTCATATATAACTATATGCTCTTATTTGTCCATTTATAATATAACATTATCCTTCGTCTGCCCAAACACCTCTAATTTCATCTATTAACCATCCATCTGCGGTAAGTCCAACTAATTTAACATAATCATATTGTTTTTGTGAGGTTTTAGGATTGATAATATCTTTATTATTTGCTCCTGCTTCTCCTGCAATATTTACTAAAAATTTATCATCCGCGGCAGGACTAATAGTTAAAAGTGAACCACCATCAGCAGCAGTATTAACAATTATAAATGTTGCACCAATTGCGACTGCAGGTAATGTAATTGTTTTTGCATCAACATTCATAGTAACATACTTGCCTGTTTGTGCACTATGATTAGCTACAGCTAAAGTGGTATCCTCTGTTAGGCCTACAGCAGTGTAATTGGCAAAGGACGGAAGAGCTGCTTTTAAATTACCGACAAGTGTAGTTGCTCCAGTAACAGTTAAATTACCACCAATTGTTGGATTATTTTCTATTTTAGCTCCAGTAACCTGGTCATCGGCAATCATAGCAGTCTCAACAGCATCATTAGCAATAGTTACGACTCCACCATTATCCATACTAACATCACCGGTTAATGCTGCTGCTGTAAAACCGGTGCCATTACCAATTAAGATTTGAGTAGTAGTTACTTCTTTAGCAGATAAAACACCCTCGGTATTTGCGTCTCTAACAAGAACCGTGTTAGGAGCAGAATTAGCTATTTTACCTAAAGTTACTTGTACGTCACCAATCATAGCAGTCTCAACAGCATCATTAGCAATAGTTACGACTCCACCATTATCCATACTAACATCACCGGTTAATGCTGCTGCTGTAAAACCGGCGCCATTACCAATTAAGATTTGAGTAGTAGTTACTTCTTTAGCAGATAAAACACCCTCGGTATTTGCGTCTCTAACAAGAACCGTGTTAGGAGCAGAATTAGCTATTTTACCTAAAGTTACTTGTACG